TGTTAGGACTGTTGGACCTGTTTCTCCTGTTGGACCTGTTTCTCCTGTTGGACCTGTTGGACCTGTTTCTCCTGTTGGACCTGTTGGACCTGTTTCTCCTGTTGGACCTGTTGGACCTGTTTCTCCTGTTGGACCTGTTGGACCAGTTGGACCTGTTGGACCCGTTGGACCTGTTGGACCCGTTGGACCTGTTGGACCTGTTGGACCTGTCGCCCCTGGAGTAGCATTGATTAATTGAATTAATAAACTAAAAAGAAGTTGTAAAGTTGCAGGATCGACATTTGAGTCACAGGATACAGGGATAAGATCTAAAGCGAAGAAGAATTGTGCAAGGGCACTATAAAATTGTTGCAATAATGTTGACAATTGTCCTAAATTAGGTGCTGGAGATTGTAATAAAACTATAATACTTTGAGTTAATTGTTTCAAAAAATTAACTTCTGGGGAAGATAGTAAGGAATTTAAGAAAATTAAAAATTGATTAAATAAATTGAGTAACGCTACTCTGTTTGCATCACTTGGATTTGCAAAAAATGCTGAAATAGCTGGTATTAATGAATTTAGTAAAGTAATTAATTGACTTAATTGTTGGCTAGTAATAGGAACTGACTGTGGATTTTTACAACAATCTGCTGAAAAAACAATCGGATTGCAGTTATTATGATCAAAACAATCATTATGTTTCATTTATTTCCTCCTTATTTAATAATTTTGAGAGAATATTCTTATACTAAGAAACACTCAATTGTAATGGTGTTGAATATTTTTAAATATTCATTTTTCTTAGAATAAAAATAGTTACTAATAATTAAACTATAAAAATTCAGTTTAATTACATTCACAACTCACATAATATAAGTATACGCAACTACTTATCTAGTGCTTAGATTAACTTCCTAATAAAAACGCATATTTTTAAAGGGATACGTTATTACTCCTATCAACGTGTTTATTTTATCAATAAATGAAAAGACATATTAATTTATAAGTTCAATAATTCTATTCTAGAGTAATATCAAATGAAGTTTTTTGAAAAAGTTTAATCTTCACAACCTAGTTGTTTATATCATGAGTTTCTAATAATGCATTTCATTTTCCATTAAGAGCTAATCATTTTGCTTTTGCTTTTGCTTTTGCTTTTGCTTTTGCTTTTGCTTTTGCTGACTAATTATTATTTCTTTGTAACAACTTATACTCATCTTACATACATTATCTTGAATCCTTACTTTTCAAACCATTTAATTGTTCATGACTCACACACATTAACAATATATGAATGGTGTACTGATTCATAGAAGAGTACCATATAATGGTGCTCTTCTTTATTTTTTTGTAACGATTTATACTCATCTTACATGCATTATCTTGAATCCTTACTTTTCGAACCATTTAATTGTTCATGACTCACACACATTAACAATATATGAATGGTGTACTGATTCATAGAAGAGTACCATATAATGCAGTGACCCCTGTCAAGTAGACAGGATTTAAAAAGCGCAACTAAGCAAATTTAACCTCATCTGTTTTGCGGAAGGAATATAAATGAAAGCATTCTGCCTTAAAGTGACTGAAGAAGTTTTACATACAAGCTTTATCCCAACAATTACCTCGTCGAGACATACTTGCCTTCAGCTGATTTTTTTTAAGTAATTGATTATATTGACGAGATGTATATTGAGACCCTTGATCACTATGTAAGAGGATTCCCGTTACATTTCGTTTTTTCTTTACCTTTTTAAGTGTATCTAACACAAGCTTTAAGTCGTTTCTACGACTGGTTTCATAGGTAACAATTTCATTGTTGTACAAATCCTAAATAGCTGATAAGTACAGACGTTGCCCATTGAAAATCAAGTAGGTTATATCCGTTACCCATTTCTCATTTGTTTTTGAAGCTTGAAAGTCTCTATTTAGATGGTTATCTGAAATCACATATGCCTCTTTTTTTCCTAATTACGGCTTTGATGCCTAATTGATTCATCAATCTTTGTATGCGCTTATGATTCAAATGAAGGTTATAGGTAACTTTCAGCCACACTTGCACTCCTCTATTTAATGTTTAACTAAGAATTATAGAAAAATTCCTTTTCTCTACTTTACATACACATAGGCTTCATTTGCAGTTACATAGTATGTTGTGCCTTTACTGTTGTGTACTTTGTATTGTGGTGAACCATTAACAGATAATTTAGCATCAATAGTAAATCCAAGTCCTTCATCTACGGTTCCTGCTACATCTTTGTCAGACCAAGAAGCAGAATCATAAAAACGAAGGTTGTCCACTTTAGAAACAACACGTTTACCTTCTACAGAACTTGAAGCAGAAGTTTGTTCCCCTTGATATTTAATGTAAGATGGGTTGTTATAAATCCATTGGTTACCACCAAGATTTAACCAATCACCTTGTTTTCCCCATACTTGATATGCTTCTCCTTTATTTAATTGACGAATAACACCATGATTTGTTGATGGTCCACTTCTTAGGTTGACGTTAAATCCTTCAATATAAGCTACTCCTGTTGTGCCTACAACGTTTGGAGATGGCTCTTGTGGTTTTGGTTTAACTGTAACTGTTGCGCCTTCATACGCCTTTTGTACGTCCGCTCTGAATTGTGATTCTGATACACCATGACTGCGAAGATAATCAATCGGATCTTCATGGTCAGTTCCACCTAATTTGTAAGTGATATCTTTATGTGTCCATAAACCCTTGCTTGGATGAATTCCTCTATCTTTTAAAATCTTAGCTAATAGTTTTACATAACGCTCATAAGAAGATTTAAATTTATCTGGGTTGCTAGTTTCAGAAAGTTCTACGTGAACAAATCTTTTATTTGCAGATGGTCCAGCACCGTAAGCAACATATTTTGTATCGGCAATTTGAACTGTTTCGTTCCAATCTACAGCATAATGTACAAATGCATTTCTCCATGTTCTAGCTTCATAATTTCGAATGTTAATTGCTGGTGCTTCTGGTGTTGCAGTACTATGTGCAACAACGCCCTCATAAGCGCCCACACCGTAGCGATATGCTTGTTTCGGCAAGTCTTGGATAATTAGTACTCTATCGGCAAAAGAAGCCGTAGCAAACGAAAATAAGAGTAATAGAGTCATAAATAATGAGCTAAATAGTTTGATTGATTTTTTCATTGTGTATTTTCCCCTTTTTGCCAAACAAAAAGAGCACCGTCTTTTGACAATGCTCTCCTTATGTAAGGCGTGTATTTTTTATTTGGTATTATGTTTTTCTTTTCGTGCATCACTTCTTTGGATTTTTGCTTGAATTTCGGATGCTACACTTTCTAATAACCATGCAGGAATCCATTTTTCCCAGCCAATTCGTGCACAGTTTGCTGCGAAACTATTAAAAATGTGGTAGCTCAATCCACCGACTACCATGAAGAAAAAGAAATCAGGTAGTTTAAGAGCAATATCAAATAAATGTGCAAGGGCTGGTAATGATAAAAGCACCACGGTTCTCGTGATGCCCTCAATTCCATATTGTGATGAGTATGTTCCGTCTAGCTTTGAAGCTTTACTACCCGTAATCCAGTCGAGCATGATAATCCAGCAATAAATTGATATCCATATTAAATTAGCTTTGCCGTAGAGTAAATTAATTATTGTTCCTAATCCACCACCGATAGCACCACCTACTTTAAATTGAGTACTTGTAATAACATCGCTTATATTCAATGCCTTGATGAGTTCGTGAATTCTTTCCAAGTTCTCACCTCCTTTCAAATTTTGATCAAAATAAAAAAGCCTGCTGCAGCACGCTCAATTTCGATAAAGTTATATGTTCATTTTCTTCCACGCGTATTCTAGTGGTTCAGTACGTGGTGGTTTCATTACTGCTTTTTCAGTAGTTTTGCTTTCGTTTCGGGAGAAGTTAAACATAACTCCTTTCCGTATAGAAGTTTTCCTAACCCCTATAATATACATGTCACTAATTTTTAATTTTGAACCTTTACGTATTTGTGGTTTACGTTGTACGGGTGGATACAATGTTTTCGGTTGAATTATTATGCCTTTTATTGTCATAAAATCACCAGCCTTATTCTACCCTTAATGCAATGTTGAACTCCGGAAATGAACTCCATACACTTGAGTAGTAGGTGTTAAATAATTTATATTTCTGCACTTCTTCATCTTGTGAAATTTCAACGATATCACCAGTTACAAAATTTGAACCTCTATATGTGTAAAGGCCATCAAATTTTGCCCTTAATCCATCTACGTTATCTCCCATAAAAAATGATGTGAATATTATATTTCCTTCTAAAGAAGGTGCCTTTAAAAATACCTTATCCCAAATGAAAGTATTAACAGGAATACTATTTAATCCATCATATATAAGCTTACTTCTAGCAGCTACCATTGCTGCACCAGGGGACTTTGGACAAACACTCACCAAGACACTAAAAGGAGAAGATATAGGCTTGAATTGTTCTTGTTGATATAGTTCATCTGGAATTCCGAATAATCCCATTACAGTCTTCCCTTTTCGTTCTGGAAGATTATCATCGTTTTCATAAACACAATAGATAACAATGTCTTTATCAACGTATAAATATAGGTCCACCATAGCAATTGGTTTACTAATAGTAGTAACACTAGTGCTGTTAGTTACTTTCCCTTGATGAAAACACAAAGGGTAGAAAGGACCAGGTCCTCCGAAAGTAACATCCTGCTCCTTATCATATCGTTCAATTAATCTAAAGGTTGCATCAGTAGCATACTTATCAGAGTCTCTTATATCATAGTCTCTATATATCCCTGCTATAATATCTTTGCTAGTTGCAGTGACGTAATCGAATGGGCGCAATTCTAAAGAATGGTTCTTCATACCGTCGTTACCGCTTGAGTACATGACGTAAATTTTATCTTTTGATGGCGCATCAGCATTTAATTGCTGCCATCCAGCCTTTTTCATTTCATCGATAATCTTCATAAAGACTTCTCTTCGCTCTAGTCTGTGTAACTTACAAATTTTATTTGTCATTTTATATGTTCCTCCTTAACTTAAACGTATGGCTTTCATAGAAACATTAAAAGTAGAGTTTGCTACGCCCCTATTTTCTATATAAAGATGGACCTTGTTTGTATGATCTTTATCCTCGCAAGGAATGGCTAAAATATCATATGTTCTTTTTTCTGATAAACTTTTATAAATTTGATTCCCATTCTCTTTTTGATCATACATAAATAACATTGCTTCAACATTTGAATCATTTGTAACTTGAATCGTGCGAATATCGTATTTGTTACAACCTACATCTAGTGGAGCATATAGAGTTTTTCCTGGTTCAATTGTAATTTTTATATTCCTCTCAATAAGGATTGATGGTGTAATCTCACTTTCCGATGTATATTTATATAATTTCATTACAGTTCCCATATTGTATTCACCTCAATTATGTTTTAGATGAATATTAAAATAAATTGGTTCGAATGCTAGGAAATTTGTATCCTTCACAACCTTTACCCAAAAATCACGCGTACTTTGTGCGGCTACTGAATCAATCTGTATTTCATTTAAATAGCTTGTCCCATCTAACGAAATAAGCGCCCAGGTGTAACCAACTTTCTCCATGTACTGTTGAATGGATAGTTTTATATTTGTAGCAGTACCGATGTTGTCATTTACGATTGTCATTTTTACAATACGCTCATTATTCACCATGTAACCTAAGTTCGTTGGATCCGTTGTATTTAATTCTTCGCTATTCATTTTGATTTGCAGGGATGAACCCATGCAATACATATCCCCACCGTAAAAGGTAGCTTGTTTCTTTGCTATTAGTTCGTTTTCCTCGTCATATATTTCTATGATTCCTTCAAACTCTAAAGAAGGAAGTAGAATATCAATGCCTGTATGAGCTGCAGCTACAATGTTAGTAGACAGTATATTATCTGCAGTATCTTTTAATACAACCTTATAATTTTCATATAGTTGGCGCAGACGTAACATGTTGCTTGTTGTCATAATAATTTTATTGATGTCTAGCGGTACAAATCCCTCTGCAGTTCCTCTTTTTAAAACAACACCAATTCTTTTTGCTGCTAATGAGTCGTTATCCGCATAATCAAAAAATGTATCTGTCTTTGTGTAAAAGTCCCATTGATCTTCCTTACAAATTGCCATCCACTCTTTATTGATTTGTGAACCATTAGCAGCATAAGATTCAAGGAATTCAACCTTATTCTTTTCGTTTTGATAGAGCAGTAAGCCACCCTCATCTCCTTCTTTTGTAGGAGCATAATCCGCAATAACCTGGATTGCAAAGTTACCTTGCGGTTTATCGATTAACAGCATAACGTCTTTATCTGCAGAATGATTCATACGTAAGAAACCTTTTTTGATAGCATTGTTTAATGCATTTGATGGTGACATAATCCATTTGGGATTTATAGAATCAAAATCATCTACAAATATTTTTCCACTTTCTTTTTCATACAAGGATACTTTAGGCTTTTTAATTAAATCTGGTGATAGTAATTCTCCACCTAATACGTCAATAGCATCTATAATATTTTCTTGAGCTTCAATTACAACTGTATGAATACCTGCTGAAAGATTTAATTTCTCATATGCTAAACATTGTTGTAATGGAGATTTAGGAGAAATTGTGTAAGTTTCAGAAGAACCGTCTATTGTAATTTGTATTGGATATCGATAACTTGAGTAATTATTGTGTTCTGAAATAACTCGAATTCCAGTTCCCGAAAATGCAAACTCACAGGTGAAAGGTTCGTTACCGTGATCACTATTATGAAAAGATACTGTATTGTTAAAGTAACCCTTAGAGTTTGCTAGATGATTCCAAGTGCCTGTATATTTAATATTACTATCCGTATCATCAAATCGCTCCCAACCTGGTTCCGGTTCTTTTAATACATCACCGACTTTAGCACTTAAATCTGCGTAATCAACAGCAGCTAAAAATGTATAAATAAGTCCAGGTGTTCCTGGTGGTAGAGCGGAACCTTTTGCTGTAACTGTAACGAGATGCTCACCTTTCACTAAATCTAGTTTTTCAAAACAAACATGAAAAGAACTAGAAGTAGCAGGAACAGAACCAGTAAACTTAGTTCCATCAATACTGACTTCAATGTTAAATCTGTGTTCATGCCATCTTTTAAGCATTATGCGTAAAGATGTTCCGGTAAACTTAAACGAAAATGTGCGGCCCTCTTCTCTCCCTACAAACCAGGCACTTGCATCAATAAGATTTTTATCATCGCCCACTACATCCCATCTTCCAGTTTGTGCAGCAGGACTTCCGTATAGTGGCATATCGTAAAAAAAATTACCTGGACCTACGTTTGCTAAACTGCAATACTTTCGTGTCCAACCGGATTCTGGGTTTAGTAGACTTTTTCCTAATTGATTGGCCATTGTATCCTCTCCTACTTATCTCGTTTTCTTCCAGTTTGAATTTGTCCACCAAGATTGACGATTATGTCGCAGCCATAACTTCGGATCATCATTTTCCTTTTCGATGATTATTAATTCATCTGGTTTTTCTGTATCTAGTACCCTCTCCATTTTGAATAGTTCATTATCCTCTAGAACTGATTCTCGTTCTGGTATACGTTCAAACCGTTCATATTCCTCTGTAACGCTTTCTAATTCACATTCCCTATCAAATGTATCAACTTCGTTAGTCACAGCGTCTACAATAGCCTGTCGCTCTAATAATTCTTGTTCACTAACGATTGCATATCGTTCAGAATCCCTTGCTGCATCTACAGTTTCAATTACATTTGTATCTTTCGCTATAACTTCTTTATCAGCTGGTGTTATATCAGAGATAATTCCGCCTTCAAATTCACGTATACCGGTAAAGGCTTCTTGCTCTGTAATAAGGGCTTGTTGTGTATCCTGTTTATAAGAAATATCTAAAGATATATGTTCAGCATCTAAGATAACTGGAACGATGTCAGAAGCCACTTCTTCAATTACTGCAGTTGTATGTTCTTTTATTGCTTTTTCAGATTCAATTGTTTGATCTAGTTTCATCTGCATCACATTTAATGATTTAGATGAATTATTAAATAAGGTAATACGTGTTTCTAGTTCTTTTTGAACACGGCCGAACAAATCGAATTCTGGAAGATATACAGGAATACCAAGGCCCTCAAATAAATCAAACTCTTCTATGTTAGCTTGAAATTCTTTTTCTGTTTTATTGGCAACTTCATCAGTATTTACATCGGTAATAAGCACGCGTTCTTTTAATCCGAATGAAGAAGGTGCATCTACATGTGTAAGTACTGCAGTATCTTCTTTATCTGCTTGATCCAGTTCAACTACAGTTGCTTGCAACTCATTTTTCACTTCTGCAAAAGTAACGTCTGGCGATACGCTTTGTAATTCTTTTAAGATACGATGAGAATAATCTGCAGTAGTAATACCGGCATTTATTTCATGTAATCTCTCTGCTTCTTCTGCGACAATTGTCTGTATCTCGAATATGTTTTGCGATTTATTCGCATCGTCAGTTTCGGAAACATCTTTAACAGATAATACCCGTGAAGTATTTTCAACTTCTTGTCCTACCTCTACATCTGCAGTAAATACATTTTCTTTATTTGCGAATTCTTGTTGATCGGCATAAACAGAATTAAGTGTTTCTGCGATACGTTCAAATTCGTGTGTTGTATCTACATTCGCATACTGTTCTTTTGTTCTTGTAAATGATGTAGATTCATTTCTTTCAGAATCAAATACATTTATTTTCTTGCTTACTTCATTACTTGCAATAACATCTGCAGCAAGTTCCTTTGCTCGAATAGTTTGATCCAGCTTAATTTGCTCTACATCTATTTCATGAATTAAATACGCGCTTTCAATATCTTCATAAGGAAGCAGGTCCACATTTTCAATTTCTTCTACACGATTCAACTCATATTGTTTAGCGATAGACGTTTCAATGTCTCTTTGCATACGAGCAAATAAATCATAATCCGGAAGATAAACCGGTATACCCATACCATTGAACAAATCAAATTCTTCTATGATTCCTTTGACTTCTCGCTCTTTTGTACCAAATTCGAATTGTGCCGGAGCATGAAGAAGCATTTCTTTTTGCTGTATATCACCAGTTTCATTTTCGGCAATGGATACAGGTAATATATTTGGCACTGCAGTAGATAAAGTAACCTCTGCATGTGTAGCTTTTAGCTCCCTGGTAACAATTTCGCTCGTTTCATTATGCATTGATACAGCTTCATAATCCGTTGTAACTCTATCAGCCATAAGATCATTATAGAAACCTTCACCATATACAATACGTGCAACATTTACCCATCCCGGTAATACTTCTACACCTGCAGCGAATTCACGTAACTTACCTTGTAGTAAATCCTGCTGTATGATCGGTGCAGCTTCATATTTATTCGTTATAAGATCTGTTTCATCAGAAGCGTGTACCATTGCCTCTATCTCGTTTGGTTTTTCGCTCTCTACCCCTTCGATATGGTTTATATCGAAAATTCGTCTATGTTGTTGCGATGCTTCTGCAGAAATTAGTTGAACAGAAATACTGTCCATTCGTTGCGAATGCTGCATTTCAATGTTGGCCACATTTATATTTCGATTTAAATCAATATCAGTTGTATTTGAAATGTAGGCTTCTACCTCTATTTGTCGCAATGCATTCTCTACAACATCTGTTAAAATCCCTTTTGCTCTTACTTTAGTGGCAGTTACTCCTGCGTTATCTTCTTTAACAGCCTTATATCTCGCATAAGGAGCAATGCAAACTGGATAATCAACATCATTTTTGTTTTCTGTATTCGCTGGTGTAATAGAGAAAGAATAAACTTTTTCATTCTGATTAGGTCCAGAACCAACTACAACAACATGACTTTTTTCTTTGGTACATATAGAAGGGGAAGCAATAGAATAAACTTTTTCACTCATTCTTCTGCTACCCCCTTATGCTTAAATATCTTCTTTGTAGATTGCTAAACCAATTGGATTAAATGGTGTTGCTTTCGCTTGTGTCATAGGACAAACGGGCGTTGTCGGTAATGTATAACGATATAATTGAGCCATTTCATAAGCGCCTGTGATTTCAGAACCAATAACCGGTGCTTCGTTAAATGTAACGGTCTTATCCTCTGCATTGTATACATAATCTGTTTTCTCTACTTCTTTACATGAAATGAATAATCTTAACGTTTCGCCCTTTGGCTTATGTTCTAAATGAAATACTTTACGATGGCCATCCCCTTGCCCAAGCACTTCATCTACAACTGTTTTTTCAATTTCTAGTTCATCGGCTTGTTGGATATTCTTCGGATGTACTGCATATACATCATCCAGCTTTCCAACATAGCCATCATTTGGATGCACAATATAAATTTGAGATAAATGATATTTACCACTATAAACCGATGGATTAAAGCGTCCTTGTCCACTATCTACTGACATATCATGAGTAATGAAAGCTAAATAATGATGCTGGTACATGGCTCCTGTACTTGATTGTGATAATTGAACCGTTTCGTTTCCGTTTGATGTATCAGAACCGTAATCAAGCGGTGCATTACCAATTTTCTTATTTGGTGAATATACAAATTGGTCGCCTGGTCTGCAGCCGCTTAAAATAATCATGTTTTTTCTTGGTGCAACATCGAATGTATATAATTTTCCGATATACAACGGAACAAATAATGCACGAACTGGATTTGGTGTTGGATCTACACGCATAAACATAATTAAGCGGTCCTTATTTGCGTTCCCATACAGATAAACAACAGAGTCTCGATTTAATTCTTTAGAGAAACGCTGCTCCGGTGTAAAACTAATTGATGTATAAGGGGATGGGTTCACAAAATTGATCGTAGAATATACTTCGCCCATAATACTTTCCATCTTTTGTACATCGAAACTTGTTTTTGCTGTTAATGTATCTAGTGTTCCGTCTTCTTTTGGTAATAAGAAATAAATACCGCTAATCTTAATTGTTGTATCTGCTGCAGGTGCGGTTTTAAATACAATTTCCGTTTCAGTAAACGAGTACTCGCTGGGATCCACAATAGTATTATCCTTGTAAACTACGGTCCTGCTTTCGTCAAAGTTAGGGAATGGTAATGCGAAATTCTTTTTCGTACCATTTCCTTTTCCTAATTCCCCTAATTTATCATCGGAAAGGATCTCTTTTTCAATAAAGTATCGATTGAAAGTAAATAGCAGCATGTCATTGTTTGGCTCGTATGTGTTGGTAGCTAATCTATATTCGCATGTTACTTTATCGCCTTTTGCAATAGCGGTAGTAAATGTTACTTTTCCTGTAGTTGCATCCACCTTATATTTACTCTTCTCTTGTTCAAACCCATTTACATATACAATGACAGAAGGGCCAAGAACAGGAGAAACAGGGATAGAGAAGTCTTTCTTCACTCCATCGCCCATTCCTAATTTACCTAGTGGAGAATCTGCAGAAATAAACCGGCTATCAGTGAAATCAGAATCAGCAGTGTCATACGCATTTGCTATACCGAATCTTCTGCGTTCGCCATCACTTCCTAACGATTCAAACAACCTTACATCAATAAATTTTGAAATGCCGCTCTTAATTTGGAAAAATAGCGTTCGTTTCCAACCGTTATCAGCAAATAGTTTTTCTAATTCTTGCGGTAATGTTTGTAAATATACGACTTTATCAAACCACATATATGTACACTCCTTTATACTGTTTTCTCAAAAATACCTAATCCAGCAGGACGATACGCTGTAGCAGGTCTTTTTGTAATTGGTGAAATAGCATCTACATTAAAGAATTTGTAAATGTCGTGTGAATCTGGACAAGTATTCTTTCTAACTTTTAATCTATCGCCATTTAATAAACCTAGTGGAGATAACAGAATCATATAAGGTAAATACCCACGGACACCTTCGTCTGGATGAACAATATAAGCACGAGAAGTATGTACTTTATTGCTATAAACAGACGGGTTAAATTGATATTTGTATTCGTCATTATCTTGTGACTGCCATGCTAGTGAATATTGACCGCCATCTTTACCAACGCGATCTGGTGGCATTGCATTAGGCGCTACATTCCAAGCAATAAAATGAGCCTGGTACCTTGCTCCTAATCGTGAACGTTTAATAATTACGTTATCAATACCGTTACCAGGAGAACGTGGATAAGACTTCATGACAGGCATGTAATTTTCTACATTTCTATATGGTTTCGTATCGTTAAAATCGAATTTGTGTGATGCTGCTTCGTTCCCGGTATCAAATGCGGTTCCTGCCCATAATGCATCCCCTAATGTATCATCGTTAGCGTAACTTTCTAATTGGCCCATATAAAGCGGAGTAACTGGAACTACATTGTTTTCAAAAGCTGGTGTATTATCTGCTTGTATTAATAAAACAACGCGACTTTCATCAACTTGGCCATTAATTCGCACTAATGAATCTGGCCACCAATTTGTTTGAGCATCGACACCTTGGATATTCGTATTTCGCAATGTTACTTTCACCCAAGGAGACATCATGACTTGTGTCTCTGCTTCATCATAAGAGTAAACTTTATATGTACCGCCACCACTTGGACTTACTTTTGTAGTAACTGTTATCTTAGTTAATTCCACATCTAATAATATTTTTTCAAATTTATTAGATTCATAAGGAAGAACAAGTATACCTTCATCAACAACGCTTGGTTCTTTTTCAATCATATAAACATAAAAACAAGAACGATCCCTGCCACTTTCTAGACGTTTTTTACCGTCTTCGGCAAAAGCTTTCTTTCCTTCTTCATTTGTGAAGTTGTATTTAATCTCTGACTTTTTAAGTGACCATTTTGAAATTTGAGCAATCCCATAAATAGAACCGCTAGTGTTCTTCACTAACATGTGTTTACTCATGCCAAATTCAAATTTTGTATCATCGTCAGATTTCTGTTCCATATCTGGATAAACAGCTCTGAAAAATGATTTTACTTTCTTCCATCCGTTAGCGATTACCAATTTAACAATTTCGTCTTGGAATTCGCCTTCTGTATACATTTTTTCAACGTATGCCATCTATTACACGCTCCTAATCTCTTAATAGTTGGTAATTAAGCCATATAGCCTTTTTCTCTGCAGATGCATTGTGATATTCAAACTTTAGTTCTGCATTAGCAGGTATAGGTTTTACAATGGAGAAATTAAATCCCTCCGGCACATCTTTTACATAAACCTCTTTAAATACTTGTTGGCCATTAATAAATAAATTCCAGTAGTCCGAGTCACTGTAATGTGAAGCAGCAACAGAAAAGGCAATCATTTCTGTTTCGAATGGTAATGAAAACTTATCTACATGAATTTCATCATGAATACCAACTCTTCGCCCTTGTATAAATGGTTCTGTTTTTGTAGGGAAGTAAGGTGCGTCGAATCTTCCACCAGCCATATAGGTAACAGCAAAACTCATCAATACGCCCCCTTATCTTAAAAAGTGCAATTCAAACCAAACTGTTTTATCAAGAATCCCTTGGTTATGGAATCGAAATATAATTGTGTCTCCTGCTTTTACTGCTTTATAAACCATAAAATGCATACCTTCCGGGATCCGCTTTGTATAAATATCTTGGCAAACGGTTTGCCCGTTCACGATTAAATCCCATTTATCATCTAATTCGTAAATAGAAGAACTAACACTAACTGCATAAATCTCCATATCTGCAGGTAGTGTATATTTCTTTTCATCGGTTTTAAATGATGTAGAATCCATAATGAAACCAGGTATGAATGGTTCTATTTTAGTTGGATGAAAAGGTGGATCTAATCGGCCACCGGCTAAATAGGTTGTTTCAAACAAGAGCAATCACCCTTTTCTTGTATTAAAAAATTCCCGTGCATCATTACGACACATCGGGAATTGGTAAATCAGATAGTATACCGTTACCTTTATTAAGAAGTCGCGGCTGCACACGTTCCAATTGTTTTTGCGCATTATATATTAATTGTATCTCCATCTCTTTTCCGGTTACTTTATGAGAGATAAGAACTTTTTCTAGCATACCTTGTGAATTAAAGGCTAAATCATAGTGTAAATATTTATCTCCATCAACTGCAGACAAACGAGCACCATCACGAATGAGGGTGTAACCTTCTGTCATACCTTCTTTAAATACATCGTTTGGGTCATTACCAGGCATTGGTTTACCACCGGTATATATTTGCCTGTCAATTAATCCTTTCATCAAATACATGATTGGATCATATAAGTTTTTTTGCATTATCATAGAATCACCCCTAGTTCACGCGCGTCACAGACCATGTTTTGGCTGGACGCTGGATATAATAGTGATTTGCATCTTGATTTACCCGAGGAAATGATAAATCTGGTAAAGAACCATAATCAAATAAGATATTATTTTGCGTATCCAGTACTTGCAAACGTCCAGTAAGAATCCCTTTTGGGTTTCGTACTGCTTCAAATACGATAATATTCACGCCATATTCAAGTGGAATATCTACATATGTCGGATTGTTCCGGATGAAATAATTCTCTTCGATTAATTTATCATTACAGTAAATATTTAATAAATCGCCATCCTCTAAATCCCAATCCCAAAGTTTTAAACGTAATGTATCTACATTTACTGTAATACCGGTTATATCTGTATAGGGAGCAGGTTCATACCCATAGTTAACAGTTAAATCTAAAGTTTGATAGAATCCATCATCTGCAGAAATCATTGTATTAATTCCTTTAACAAAGTAATTCCACTGTTGACCAGAATCCCTATTGTAAACAGAAATAACATCAAATAATTGAATCCTTGGATCACCAACTACTGCTACTGTTAATGTTCTGAACTTCTGAATTGCTTTTAAATGATAAGCTGCAGCAACCGCTCTTCTTGCAAAGAATGTTGTTGCCCAGGGAACTTCTATCATTTCCTCTCGTAAATCACCCTGCGATACATTTTTTAATAGAAACGAATTAAGAAATCCGTTTGCGTAATCTCCACATTTAACAACAATACTGTTACTTATATCCTGGTCAGTTAGCTGCATATCTAAAGAGATAAGGTTTTCTCCTTCTCTAAAACTAAACTTTGCAGGTTCATTAATTGCATAGTCTGGCATTTTCATAAATGTGCAACTTCCATCTGGTTCGTGTTTAATATAGTGGAATGTTGTATCTATAATATCGCGTACAATTTCATCCCATTTCTGAAATCTCTTTCCTGTTGCTCCTTCAACAATCCAGCTCTGATTGGTTCCAGGGATATTTACTCTGTTACCATGTAGAACAACCCCAGCTTTTTGAAAGAAGAACTTCACAACATCATAAACATTACCGGTAGGTGCAACAATTTCATCTGATCCAGGTGTCGGGATTACTGATTTATGTAAAACCTTCTTATAGGATGTAGTGCAGGTAACTGAAATCGTACCGCTTTCGGCATTTACCTTCACATCAGATACAAAACCATGTATATACGGTAATGCTTCCTCACCGTAGCCAATAGACACTTTAAATTCAGTCTGCGGATATAGCTGGTTTGTATTTGTTACCTCACTGTTATAAAACCATTCTTGAATAGAAGAGAACTTACCATACCAGTTATCAGGTGCCATTTGACCGTATTCATTCGCAAAGGTAATAGTAAATGCACTAGCAAACTGATCTGCGTTCTCCTGCACTTCTAAGCCTATTACACGGTGTTGTATTTGTACGTAAGAAGAAGAGTCTCTTCTTTTCATATAAACAATTAAATTAGGGGAGTTATTCCCAACTTGGAAATAGCTCCCCAACATTCTAATTAAAGAAATAGATCCCTCTCTCACATTCCATCAACTCCTACTCCTGCTTGTGACATAGATATTAATTTGCATTTTGCTATGACTAGCGTTCCTTTTCGTATTGCATCTACTTCATTTGGTGGAATAATACCCCCGTAGGTACCGTAATCACCTGTAATAATATGAGGGCGATATATTTCCCTCATGAACTCACGCCAATGACTGATATCGTTGAATATAGCCGTAAATTCTACTTCACAACCTTTATTCCCTGCACTTTGGTAACGAGGATATCCGTGCATGACATTATAAGTTTTTAAGCCATCTAGTGATTTCGGTAATTTTGTTTGTTCAATCTTTTCGATATTAGGTATATGTCCAAAAGCATAATAATGTACGTCGCGTATATATGCTACGTCAGAAGAACCATAACCGATTGTTGTAAATTCAATCGTTTGTGGACCTGCACCAACAAAGATTTCTCTCGCTTCCCAATCATAAGGACCTCGTGCTCTGAATCTTTCAATCCCATTAACCCGAACAACAAAGTATTTATTCGGTAGCATTCCATCAGAACCAATAGGAACCTGGGACAAAAACGAAAAGTTATATGTCCCTGGCCATGAGAAATTAATGGTATATCTTATTGTGTCTTTTAACTCTGCAGCCTTTCCTAGGAGATGGTATGAACCAGCTCTTCTATGCAATGTTTTTAATATACTCATACATTTCGCACCGCCATTCCCATTAAATCATCAGCAACTACGTTTTGTAGCAGCTTTCTCATTTTTACAAAGTCGTCTGCAGATTGTAGTTTTTCAACAGCGACTTTAAATGTAGCATTTTGAATTGTTACGCCATTATCCGTTTTCTTCTCAACGTGGGTTTGTCCCGCAAATGGATGTGCAGTTTTACCGATTAGATCAGCAGAACGTGCGCCCATTTGTCCAATTTGATTAGATACATCGGTTACTAGTTTCATTGGTTTAGGTGGAACGACAGCTTTATTTAATAGTTCAGAAGCTTTGTCTACTGCAGGAATCATTTTTTCCATCCCTACACCAAGACCTTCTGTAATATAGCCCCCGTATTCCATCATTAACCGGGATGGGCTTCGGATACCAAAGAACTTTAATACGGCTTTAGGTATTCCCGAAACAACTCCTTTAGCTTTTTTTATAAGCCAATCTGCCATACCGGACATACCTTCACCAATCCCGGCAATAATATCTTTTCCCCAGCTAACTGCATCTTTTGCTACGTTTTTTACTATAGAACCAACCTTACTAAATACATCTTTTACAGTATCTACAACCCCTGTAAAGGCACCAGTGATTGCTTTCTTTATAGTTTTAAAGCTACTAACAATAAATTCTTTTATACCGCCAACAACATCGGTTATTGTGTTATACAATTTGTTGAAATTAGTAATTACAAACCCAACAAATTCACGTACTGCACTAATGATTATGAATTTTATAAAATTCCAAGCTGATTGAATCACATTTTTAATTGTGTTCATAACGCTAGAAATTGTATCTTTAATAGATTCCCAAGAAGATTTCACAAAATCTTTTAAGAATTTTAATACTGTAGTAAAGGTTGATTTAATTGCGTCCCAGGCTTTTTTTACAATATCCTTAATTGTATTAAAAACACTGGAAATTGTATTTTTCATTTTTTCGAATTCGGTTTTTACGTACTGCTTTATTAAAGCTAAAGCTATAGAGAAAATTCTTTTAATAATATTCCATCCAGTGTTAAATATATTTTTCCAAGTGTTAACAGCTTTTTGGACACTATTCTTAATGAACTTCCATGTACCATCTACAATTTTTTTTAATCCATCTAAGGCAAATTTGAAAATGAATTTTATAGCATTCCAACCGAATTCAATTATATTTTTCATTAAGCTAAAATAAAATTTAACTACTTTTACATAACCATCCCAAGCTTTAGAAAATATTTTACCTATGAATGACATTGCAGAACTGAATAATTTTTTCGTACCTTCCCAGAATCCAGAGAAGAACTTACCTAAACCATTCCAAGCGGATTTCGCACCTTTTACGGTTGCGTCCCAAGCCTTAGAACAGGCATCACCAACCCATTTAACTGCTTGTTTGGTATATTTAACGATGTCATCCCAGTTTTTATAAATCAGATATACTAATCCTACAATTGCTAGTATGGCAATCGTCCAAGGATTCATCAGTAAAGTCATCATGGATCTGCCCAACAGTGCTAGGGCCTTTCCTATTCCACCAAACATACCAATAAGTTTAGGGCCAACCTTTAGTATCCCTGTAAATAGCATTGGTACTTTTGTTAATACTGGTACAAGGAATCTAAACGAGCCAACAAATGCACCTACTCCACTTGTCATAAAGCCCATCATGGCAATTAATGGCCCTAATACAGCAACCATACCTAAAATTGCTACGATACCAATTTGAATTGGCTTAGGAATAGAACTAAATGCCTTTGCAGCAACTTCTACTGCTTTAATGATTGGAGGAAGAGCAACTTCTGCAATGTCTAAAATAGCTTGTCCTAACGGTTCTAATGATGCCATTGTAGTACGAGCAAGTTTCTGCCAACGAACACCAAAAGCTTCTTGCTGCGTTTTCTGCATTTTTTTCATGCTGCCATCAACGTTTTGTAATGCACCATCGGCGTTATTTAGACCTAATACAGCATCTGCACCCATGTCTTCCCATTTTGTACCGAATACAGCAACACCAAGTTGGTTTGCTTTTACTTTATCGTCCATCTTACCTAAGTCACCTAAGACGGCATTAAATACATCTGCAGAAGTTCCTTTACCTTTATTGAAATTGTCCCAAACTTTTTGAGTTTCTGGACTCATTTCTGCAAAGGCTTCAGTCACCCCTTTTGATCCATCTTGCACACGAATACCGAACTCTTTCACAAGGTCGTTTATGTAATCGAGATTGTATGAACCATCTTGCGTTCCATTTGCCATAATGGTAAACATCTCTTCTGCAGAAAACCCTGCTTGTTTAAATAAAGGCGCGTATTCGGAAATGTTATCAAACATTTCATTTGAGAAGTTTAAGCCTGCTTGTCCACCAGAAGCTAAAAGGTCAAATGTCTCTTTTGCATCTAAACCGAACTGATTCATAAGCTGTCCGGCCCCTCGTGTAACCTCATTAACATCCGTGTCAAAAGTTTTTGCAAGAGTCATAGCGTTCTGCGTAGCTCCCTGCATTTCATCGAAAGAAAGATTCTTCATGTTTTGACTTACTTGTATTACGGCTTCGTCAACTTCTTGAATACTTTCTCCAAATCCATCTTTCCAGGTATCTTTTGCAACATTACCAAGCTCTTTTGTAGCTTCTTTTGATAAACCAAGTGTAGATTCTAGCTTTCTATTAGAAGCATCAAAATCAGACGCTACTTTTACAGCAGCTGCACCAATACCAGCTAAAGGTAATGAAACACCGGCAGTCATATTTGCGCCTGTTTCTTGCATCTTGCTACCTACATGGCTAATTGATTCCCCTGCTTTTTGAAACTTATCATGCATTCCATTTGCAGTTTTTTGTACACGATCTTCGAATTGTTGTAAATCTTTATAAGCGCCTTCTGCTTTAATACCAATCGTTCCGAACAGTTGGAACATTTCAGCTAACATTTACGCACCCCCTTTCACGGGGCCGATAACCATTTTATTCTTCATCGTCTTCTTGGAAGTGAGCCATGATTTGAGCAACATGCGCTTCACACTCTTCTTTCGTCCATACTTCACCCATTTCATAAGATGATTCTTTATCGTCCTGGGTGTCCGTTAGTCCAAAGGCTTGAAGATAATCATTAAAAGTAGTACCTTCTTCAAGTTGACGAGTTTGAAAGCCAATGAACGCCATCTTCTTCCACTCATTTAGTTCTTCTTGTTGCTCTTCTCGTGCAATTAAAGAAAACAGGTCCATTAAACGCGAATACGGTATTGATAAGACATAATCATCTGTCCATCCATACCGTTTTTGGATCTTATCGAAAGCGCGTAACATATTTTGTTCGGCTTCCTCTAAATATTCATCTGAATTTTCGTTTAGGCTTGAATCGGAGCTGCTGCTGATTGGCTCCACTTCTCGCTCTGAATTTTCACGAGTCCCTTGACCTGGTTGAAAAAAGTCATTAGGTCTTCACTTTCTAATAGGCCTTGTATAACAGCAACCATTGCTTCCGGAGGGAACTGTCTAAATTCTTCTGCTTTCACTTTTAATAAACTAGCAAAGAACTCTGTAAAATCATCCTCACAAGCAGGAATCATCGTTAGAACACGGAAAGCAAATTCTAATCCTTTTTGTTGCTGCTTCTCTTTAAGTGCAACTAGTTGCGCTTGTTTTTCTTCTTCTGGAAGAGATTCTGCTGCTTTAGTTAGTTCATCCATTGCTTGTTTATCCTTACCGAAATCAGCAAAGTTAACTATTGCGTTGCGTCCCACCTTCGAAATAATCTTAGCGAATCGCCAAACGTCCGTTACATTTAACCGTCGCATTGTTACTTTTTCACCTAAGATTGTAATTTCTGTACCGGTATTCATCATTTTTTCTAATATAGAAGTCATTTCGTCCGCTCCTTTTTTGTATTCAGCTCGTTTTATGCAATAGAAAACCGACTACCATTTATGCGGTAGCCGGTGCTTTTTGTACTGTTGCTTTCTTTTTCTTTGGTAAATAGATTTCGTATGGTGGTGTAGTTGGTGCAGATTCACTGTAATGACCGATAAACTTACATTTCAAACCAACAGTTCCTTTACCGTCTTTTAGATCCACCTCAATAGATGAAACTACCATTGCATTACGAATTACGAAAATGACAGGTGATTCACTACCCGAAATCATACCGATTAGTGCGATATCATGGTAATTTGAATCCGGAATATCATTTGAAGGTTTCATAATATCGTAATCCGCTTCTGTAGTGCTATCTACCGTCATCCCAGGTAAAGCTAACTGCAGATTTTCTTTCGTAAATTCCACAAGTGTTACCTCAACATGTGGTTCATCTTTTAATAGCCATTTACCACGTACTAATTTACCAAGTACACCATCAATATCTGCATCATAATACTCACGATCAAAACCGACTTTTGTTCCGCCAGTTGTTGCCCCAACCATTTCACCTAAATCTTTAATACTTTTAAAGTTTTTGTAAATGACACCAGGACCGATAACAAAATTATCAGTAGTCCCTTCACGGACACCATTAATTAATTTCCAGCTCATTTGCCCTACCCCCTAATACAAGTCCGTTCGCATGGTTCGGACAAGAAATTTTGCATTTATATGAATGATAGATGGGTCTTCATCCGGTACCGGCAGTTTACCTGCACGATGTATAGAAAGTATCCCATCATCTTTTAAACCAACTTCTCTATCTAGTAACTTCTCAATACGTGTAGCAATTAACTTTGCCTTATCATAATCCCCATTATCACAATAAACATCGAAATTTAGAATCATACGATCTATAATTTCAACATCATCCGGATTATCTGCTTCAATTCTCATAACTACATAAGGCATTTCCATATCATCTTGTGCAGTTTGGAATGAAAGAGCAGGGCCTTTGTCCTCGCCTTCACCATATTCTGATAGATTAGCTTTTATTATTTCATCGTTCTCTACAAGCATTCTAATAGCTGCAATAGCGTTAGACACCTATTACCCTCCCATCATTCTTTTAAGTTCTCTACGTTCTTTTTCAAACGCTTTTAATAGGAATGGACGGGCTTCCATATGACTTGTACCAGTTTCAAGCCATATTGCTTTCTGCAAGTCGCTCCCTACTGCACCCAATACCTCTGATTGTGACCGTTTAACATTGTATTTAATCGAATTTAACAAGTCACCGGTACGAACAGCAGGAGCTTCACCCGGTTTAGAAGCAGTATATTTACGACTCGTATGAGGTATTTTGTATTGTTTACCGCTACGGCTACCCGTGAGATTCTTCTTCACTTGATTTTGTAAATGAATAGATGCTGCTGTGACTTTTTCAACACACATAGCGTTAATATGCGTCTTTATTTGCTCCATATTGCTTGAATACTCAATTTCTACTGAATTAGCCATATAGAATCATACCTTTTCGCAATAAATTTCAATGTGGTGATTCATAAACGCAGGATTGCGCGGTTCTCCTTTAACTTCAAACGTATAATCAACACCTAATTCTTCACTTTTGAAATGAATACGATCATTAGGCTTAATTTTGTAAGAAGCAGGTGCATATATCTTAAAAGTTGTATCGAAATTTTGTTTATCACGTTTAAATCTCTCATTATCAGCAGCAGAATTAGTAGTTACACGACAAGTCATGTTCTCATAAATGTCTTCTTCTGTTTCTGCATAATTACCAGAGGATTGTTTCTTTTTCGTTTTACGTTTTACTACTACCTCATGAATATATAAATCATCCATATCACCATCATTGAAGTACGTATTCATGTAGCCATCACCGGCTTAACTCTTGCTCTAAAACCTTTTAAACCATTGAGTATCTTATTGTTTGTAGCTGGTTCATCTAGTGTTTCTGGGCTAATCTGGTATGAATAATCGCCAATACTCTCCGATGTCTTCATACCTTTTCGTTGTAAGTTAGCACGAACCACTGCAGAAACAACCAAATCAATAATACATTTCTTCATAAGTACCTGCAGATCATCATAATTTTGTATTTTATATTCGAATTCATATAACTGATTTTCAGATAAACCGTAAACAATACGCCCATTTACAGTAATAGAATCGGTCATATCTTGTTTAGAACTAACATGAGTCACTTTTGCTATAGATTCAGCAGGAAAAGAAAGCCAAGCTAGTTTGCTTGTTTGAATGACTTCTTTCATTGGATTCTCCGAATTAACTCTTAAATACTTCCTAACAATAACTGCATAGTAATCTATTAGTTCTTTAATAACCGTATCGGGCATTTTCTGCACATTTACGCGGTCTTTAATGTCCTGCATGGTAATGTCCATTATGTTTCTTTCTCCTTCTTATCGACTTCTTTTACAAGTTCAAAATGTCCAGTACTTACAAGATAATCAGCTTTATCATTTGCAACTGTTTCTTCTTGACCATTCTTGAACTTTTGTCCATAAGCGGTGTAAGTGCCACCGAATCGTAGCGTAACTACTTTCATAATTAACACCCCTTTCACGAATGTATACTAATTATTAAAGGTTATGTTTTAACACTTTTTTTGAAATCCAACATATAATGCCATGAGCATTTACAACATAGTTTAGGTCATTAAAAGAAAAACCATAGCAATTGCTGTGGTTTTTCTTATTGAAAATGTGAATGTAAACTAATCAATGAAAGTTTACATTCGAATTGTTGGTTTTATTGGTTCTATCTCGATTTCCATTAAAAACGAGAAAATATTAAAAAAGTATACATTCAAAACCCTGATAACAAAGGGTTTGTTTCCATAAAAAATACGCCTGGATATTATGCTCCAAACGTATCAGGAATATTTGTTAGGATTGCTACTGCATCCATTTCTTGAATTACAGCATCATCATCAAAGTGAATTACATAGAATCGTTTATCTTCCATTACTGCAGTTTTACCTTCTGTAGTTTTACGAACACGAGTGTCGTATGTATTAACTGCAATAAAGTTTTTAGGGTCTGCAAGAATAATAACATCGTCTTCTAAAGATGGAACCGTAACAATTCCGTATCCCATTGGTTTATTAACTTGATCTCCTGCTCCAAGTAACGCAGCATCACCAGCACCAGTAGGACGATTTGTTAAATACTCAATCCATTTCTCTCTACGGCTTGGAGACATAATCCAACGTAGGTTGCTGTTTTTATATTTATTTGGCATTGCACCGGATAAAGCAAAGATAGAACCTTTTCCAAATCCATTTGCTGCAGCAGCTTCGCCTGTACCAGTTACCAATTTAGCATGATCGACAATATGAGACTCTTTTGATTTCTTGATTTTTTTCAACCATCCATCATTAATAGATAACATTCCGTCGGAAGATTCTGTATCACCATTCCAATGTAAATCCTCTAAATCGATACCTAATTGTGTAGACATAAGGGCCATTACAGTATCCTCATAACCTTCACCTTCAATATTTTCACGGAGTAATTCTTCTGTAATCTCCCAAGGTAAGCGAATAGCCTTTGTATTGTACTCAATTTTAGAAGTTTGTACACCCGCGCGGTAATTATCATCACTGTTTTCTGTTTTCTTGCGTAAGATACGTCCGCCAATTGCAATTTTATCTAATTCACCTTGTTTTGCTTTACGCATTTCTTTACGGTGTAATTGTGAGAATGGCGTTGTATCAAATGCCATACGGAAGAACTCTTTACTTTGTTCTGGATTTAATAGTCCAGCAGTTGTTCCTCCTGTTGTCATTGTACTTTTTGAAATTCGTTCCATATGAACTAATAATTCTGCGTTAGTCATTGTCATAGTTATAATCCTCCCCTTACAGGTTTAATCCTGCCCATCTAGATTTTTTAATTTGTTGTTGTCCTGGTGAAACATCCTCATCTGGATCTAATCCTTTACGAATAGCAGCAGTTTTACCAATGTCCTCAATTTGTTTTGCAATTGGTTCTAAAGCTTTTTGGATCAGTCCTTCAATCTTCTCCGTTTCCGTTTGTTCTTCCGGAATAGGATTATCACCAGGATCTTCCTCACCATTTACTTGTTTTGCGATTTTATCGACCTTTTCGGTTAATGGTTGTACAGCTTGTTTTACGATTTCTGCAATATCTTCTGCTTTCATTTCGTCTTCCTCCTGTGGTGAAGCAGCTTCTTTTATTTCACTAATTAAAGCTAATGCTTCATCTAATTTTGCATGATTCTTTTGGGATAATACTTTCCCAGCTTTTTTAATACTTTCTAATACAATGTTTTCTGCTTGTACACTATCTTCTGATTTCGAGATGGTATAACCGCCTTTAATAGAAGAAAGTATGTCTTTCATATCATCAAGAGCAGCCGCCATTCGTTCGATATCGGGATTACTTTCCCAAATCTCCCAATAGAACACATCTTCAAACAAATTAAAAACAGCCCGTAAATCACGCTTTTGTTTTTCATCAATAAAGCGGTCTTTTACTTCGCCTTTTGCGATTTTGTGAGTTTCACCTTTAACGAAATCTAGCATCTTTCGAATAAGACCTTTATCTTCATGAGTAAAATCATCAGTCTTAGCAATTTCTACACGTTCACCAAATCCACCCATAGAAAAACCAGTGACTTCACCTTTTTTAATTTCTTCCCAGGTGTCTGCATCATCAACACGAACAGTCATAAGCCACGTTCCTGCTTGTACTTCTTGTTCGCCTACTGTCATATCACTTTTAGCAATCCAGTTTTCAACAACTGTTCCTTTACCAGCGATTTCATCGTGTTGCTTGTCGATGTGTTGGTAATTTTCCATAAAGGTATAAGCAGCCTTTTCTATTTCTTCTGCGGTCATTTTATCCCCATGTAAATCTTCTACATCTGGTTCATATACCACACCTGTAACAAGCTGCTTCTCTTCTTCTGTTTTAAGGATTGGAACTTGCTTTGTTATATTTTGTTGTTTAGCAGATTCACTTTTCATAATGGCAAATTGACGACCGTTTGCGCCCTTTGTAACTAATGAAACATAACTGATATTGGCGTTTTTTAGTTCGTATCCCATCGTTTTACCTCCTTCCCTATAAATATTGGGGTTCCACTGTCAAAACGCATAGCAGCCAATTTAAAGCCGTACACGTTTTGACGATGAAACCCCAATCAAATAGGTGTATTTTATTACTCTTCTGAAATCATAGTGCAGCGACAATGTGGATGGGCTGGCGGACACATCTTTCCGTTGCTAAATAAATCATCAATATCTACTGTTTCGCCATGTAAACCACCACATTCTTTACAAACACGCTCGTCGTTTCCTGTAAGCCATGTTTTCTTGTTTCTATTTGCGCCCTTATAAGCAATTAAATTGCCGTAATTCATTGCATATGTTGTTTCTGTACGTGCAATCATCATTGCTCTGTAGTTGCTTGCTTCTGACATTACATCTGCAATAGAAACACTTAATGCATCGACACCCATTCCCTCACTGAGATTCTTTAACATTGTTTCTCTTAATCTATCTTTAGTAGTTTCATGGATTCCCTTTGCTAATTCAAAGGCATAAGCAGCAACCCATTTTGCAGCAACGTCGCCTATTGGATCTAGTACCATCCAGGTTAAACCGTTTGATGCAATAGCACTTTGTACAAATTCTGTTACATCATCCTGCAGAGTGTCTGTGACTTCATCGACAAACATTTGTCTTTCTTCATCCCAATCGACACTATCAAGAAATTCATCAACTTCTGCTTCTGAAATTACAAGATCAATCTCTTCATCTACTTTATTAATACGAATTACGGGAAGCAGGTTTAAGATCCGTTTTCCCTGCTCGGAAAAAAATCCGCTACCTTCTTTTGCATAGCTTTCTCTACTTCTTCATGCTTTTCCCTAAATGCATTAATAGCAATTATGTTATCTTGCTCATTATCTGCAGCTTTTGCAATTGGTTCTATTTGAGAAACGGATGGACCACCTTCAAAGAATGTATCCCCATCTGCTACAGGTTCATAACCTACTATTTTACGAGATTCATTCCGTGTTAATATACGCTTCTCATATCCATCTGCCGCATATTGCATATCAGCTTCACGATCATCTGTATCAATTTCGTTTAATTTGAAATGCCAATCTAATCCACCGAGTATTTCAGCAAATACACGGAACAATTGATTGTTTAATCGATGTTCTAATATTCCTTGTCCAGGCTCAATAATAGAACGCTTGTACATCTCGTTCATTTCTTTAGCAGTTGTTTGTCCTAATGAACCTGTCATAGCCCAACCGATACGATAAGGCGGCACACGATGGGCCACACATATCTCCATTGCGCTATCCTGCTTATATAAACGAAAACTGCCTTCTTTTACATCTGGACTAACTTTTTCTAATCTAGCTTTTGCCCCTGGCGGTACAGGGACAACGGCCAATTTATGATGTTCTCCTTTTGTTTCTGCAGAGAAGAATGCTTTTAGTTCATTTTCCGTTCCATCATCTATTTCATCAACGCCCTCAAGGAATAGCAGAGCATCCGGAATAGTCTTTCCTGTAAAGAAGTTAATATTGTAATCTCTTACTGCTTGAGATCCAACTATCGAACCAATAGAACTAACATAATTAGGTATCCCATAATAAGAAGAACGAGAACCGAATTTACGAATAACAATTACTTCTCCGGCTTTTTCTGTTCCGCTTTCTGCAACATCCTCTGCATTTAGCGCCCTACCATCAGCAAGACGAAAATCATCCGGATAACCAAACTTTTTAAACCAACGTTCTTTGTTATTTACAATTTGAGCAAATCGTACTTTATCTTTATGAGCACGAACTGTATGAGCTGGAATGTGATATAGTTCTGAAGGTTCATTTTTGATATTACGAACAACTTCAAAAATGCCCCATCCAACAGTTTCATAATCATCCCATACAACTCTAAGAATTTCTGAACTCGTCATTTCTGGATTACAATTCCGCATAAATTCTTTTAACCGCTTATATTGCTCCTGGCTCGCTACTTCTTTTACTTCTTCAAAAGGAGCAAAGTCAAAACCAACTCCTGCAATATCATCCACTTTTGCACTAATACAAGCAGAGTGTATAGGGTTACTTTCCTTTATATCTATCAACACTTTCATATCATAAGGAGGTTTTACTAATCCCTTATCGCCGTATATTTGCGCGAATGGGTCAACGGTCATTTGTTTACTGTTGTCTTCCTTATTCTTTGGATCATCTGCTGCTTTATTAATGCCGAATACTTTTACATTCTTTATGGTTTTCTTATCGCTCATATCGTTTGTATGTCCTCCTTTCTTCTATTAATAAAAAGAGCAAAAGAAATAGTCGAACATTAAATGTTCGACTACACTCTTTTAACCTTACCGCCCATAACTACTTTTGGTTTATAGAAGGCTAAAACTATAGCATCTGCTCTATCGGGTGATTGCAATCCGCGTTTTTTCATTTCTTCTTTTCGCTCTAAAGCAATCTTACCTCTACTCGTTATTCTATATTTACGGCTAGAAAATTGAGAAATCATTTTCTCATCGTTTGGAATTTCCATTGTAGGTTTTTCACCTTGTATAAAAGCTTTCATATTTTCCTCAAGTAAATCCCTAATAACAGCCCAACCCTCTGCACCTGCATTATCATAATGCTCATCATCAAGCGGCTTTCCGTTATTTACAACCGGATATACTTTGAATGGTAATTGTTCAGATTTAATAACTTCTCTCAATCTGTCTGTAACGCCACCACCGACGCCACTATCATCGACCTTTATATCAACTCTTCTTAGCTGCTTATATTTTGCCATGTATTCTTTAGCTAATTTCAATACATGACCAGCAGTTTCCATTGTATCTTGTTTATAATGAGTTAATAATTTGAAGGCTTTATTCCCTATCCTTGGAGCAATTACAGTTTCATCATCACCAAATCGGGCAACGTCAACGCCTAAATCAAGCGTTTCACCAGTCGGATCCACCTTACAAGATGCTCCTTGCTCTACAATTTCTAGTGGAATAAAGGCATCTGCTTCTGCTTTAGGAAATTCACCAAGTACACGTACACGCCAAACGTCTGAACCCTCACCGTATTTCTTTTTTAATACTTCTATATTATCTTTGCTGGTTCGAGGGCTGTCTAAGCTAGAGACTTTATGTATTTTATATAAATCTCTGTCACGATTATGAGAATCATAAAAAACACCGCTTGTTCTTGTTGGGTTTCCACATAAAAACAATTTATTTTCTGCACCAGATAAAGTACCAAGTATAGCTTCCATAATAGGATCTGCTATACCAGAAGCCTCATCACATACAAATAACATATAGTCTTCGTGAAAACCTTGCATATTCTCCGGCTTAGTTGCTGTTCTAGCAGTAGCAAACCAACGTTCTTCACTACCAATCATGTATACTCGTGTTTTAGTCCATTTAAGAAGATTTTTAACCGCACTGCCTTCTAACCACTTTGCTATTTCAGCCCAAAGTACAGTAAATAACTGTTCCTTTGTAGGAGCTGTACAAATAACTTTTGGATTCGGCCTACAGCAGAGGAACCAAATAACAACAACTGACTCAAGGCCTGTTTTACCAACACCCTGACCAGAACGCACAGAAACCTTTGAACTTTGTGCCAAATCCATAAGAACTTTTCTCTGCCATTCATCCGGATAAAAACCCAGCATATCTTCAGCAAACGCAACTGGATCATCCCAATAAACATCGATAATCTCCATAAATTCACTAAAAACCGTATTACTCATTAGCTTCAGCTTCCTTTTGTTTACGTCTGCGTTCTGCTATCTTCATAAGTGATTCTTTCCAGTCTTCTGTATTCTGATTAGTATCACCATCAACTTTAATAGCAGCGATCTCTTTCTTGAGTTTCTCAATGCGTAGTTTTTGTTCCTCTGTATTAGCTAACCTATCGTACTTTTCAATTAGATTTACTAACGTTGACATTGCTTTAGATTGGGCATTTAAAAAACTAGCTTGCTTATCCCAAGCAAATTGAATTTCCCACTCTTCCTCAAAACCACTTTCGGTTAGTTTATTTTTCCGCAGTTCCTTTGTCATGTCTTCGTTGTCTCTAACGAACATAATACGTTGAGCATGAATGATTTGAGTGTACTGCAGCATAATACTTTCCCATATGATTGCTAAAGGATCATTGTTAATTGCTTCTATTAATTCTTCCTTTAAATCAAATATTTCTTGCGGTAAGTACTTTCTATATAAACCATGAGTAGCTGCATTACCATTACGTAGTGGAGCAGCGCCACCAGAATTACCGACGGCATTTTTATTGCCCTTTTTGGCTCCACCACGATTGTTTATAGCATTCTTATTGCCTTTGGGTGCTCCTGGTTTCTTTTTGGAGTACTCCGCATCTTTCTTTGGAGTACTCCGTTCATTTTTATGGAGTACTCCATTTAATTTGTCTAACCATCCATCTTTGGATTTCCATCCACCAACAGTCTTTTCACTTACAGTTTTTTCGGATGTAGACAACAATTCGGCAATTTTACGATTCGTAATATCACCATTATGTTCATTAAATATTTCATACGCTTTGTTACGGTCTGGACTTCGTTGTCTGGCCATAATTACATAACACCTGCCCCCTTATCCAATTGTTTGCACTTCCTTCTCTAAACACTCAATGCATATATGAGCATTATCCGTATTTGCTTCACGGAGATATGTTTTATCAAAATGAGTAATAGTTAATGGCATTTTTAATGTCCACATGCACGGCTCATTACAAACAGAGCATGTAGGAACGTTTATAGTTTCTTCTTCCATTTACACCACCTCACGCTAATTGCTTTACAAAATAAAAAAGCAGCGGATTCGCTACTTTAAAGTTCAATTAACAAACGTTGGATCTCCTTATTAACTGTTGGATCGTTATCAGCCACAATTCTATTCAACAATATTTGCGACTCTTCTATATTGTTAGTTTTCTTGCAAAAATCTATAAATAAACTAGGTATATCTTCCATTATTTTAGGATCTATATATTCGCTCGTTAAATATAACTGCGCTAACTCTGAACCAGTAGGCTTATAAAGTCTATTAATTTGATTATCACTCGTAATTGCATACGCAATTATATCACCGCTTTGTATACCACCTACAACTACTTGACCAACAAGCTTGTTATCTCTGATTTCTTGAAGTAACAATTGTTTAATTTCATTAGCAACGATTTCTAAATCATACGGGCTTTCCTTGTAAGTATATTTTCTAATTATATTTTCAAAAATCATTACTGCGCCTGTAAATGTAACAAATTGATATTTTGATATCTTTTTAAATTTCTTATAATCCGATTTAAGTTCAGTCAATTTATCATCTTCCAGTTTACTAACCATGCCATCTGCCATCACTGATATAAAGTCCTTTGTTAACACAACTGATAAGAAACTCATAAGATCATCCTTTTTTATCCATCTTAGCACAAAAAAGAATCTTATTTTTAAAATAGCAGCAGGAAATTTGTTTTATGCACGGGAAATGAATGGATATACAAAATGACTGCCGATAAGGTTACTTATGTAAACAAGACTTTCGGGAAATATGCCGTCATATCAACGTTTGTGGCACTTTCAAGAACTTCCACTTACAACATGTTTTATACATCGTTGGTTTTACGCTGTTTTTCCCCTTGAACACCTGCTTTTCCTTGCATAAATTTCACTTAGTTAACTATCACTATTTTTATCGAAATTAATGTAACAAAATATATGATGTGTTACATTAGATGGTTTTTGAAACTTCTTTACAATATTTGGTTTGTGTTGAGTTTGTTTTGTAAAATGCAACACGTTTGGGCTGACCTTTCCTTAACGACAAACAAGACGCCAACCAGAACACGGCAGCACCTGCTATAATTGCTATACACATGTTTGTTCTATCTATATAGTAAAATAAAACACCCATAATGGAGACATCATAAGATTAGTAACCCTATTTTTCTGTTCATTGATTATTATGTTTATAGACCTAGATTGTGCACATCTATATTCAGTAAGCGCATACCCTAGTACATGAATACTACTTTAGGAGTGATTATATTATGAATCCCTTCCCGATGAGGACTGCTTTTGTAGCTCCAGCTGCGACTTGGCAACATTTACTTCAATATCATTCATATGGTCAATATGGTATGCAACCTGGGCACATTCCCTTTACTCCTACAATTCCGCCTTCTCCCGTAATATACCAATATCATTATAATTTCCCATCATTGTATTTCCAAGAGTTTCACGGTACATTTAACATCTAATATCTGTACCATTGATGTCAATTCATGTTATACCTAAAACAGTATTTAAATACGTTTAATGTATAATTTCTATATAACAAAGAAAAAAGCAACCGTTATGGATGCTCTGATATCAATTATTTATTTGTATTTTAATTACGGTAAATGAAGTTTTACCCTTCTTCCAATCACCTAATATTGCTGCACCAATCTTTTTATGCATTATTAAGTAACTGGAAGAAGAGCAAAAGCTCTCCTTAATAACGGTATCATTCAACCACTACCATCTGCTGGTTTCGGATTTTATGTGCCGTCATTACGAACCGTTTAGAATTTTAAAAACAATATAGTGAGTTGTGTTTTCCGCCACTTCCCACAATACAAATATAACACGTTAATTCCAAAATAACCGACACATTTCCTGCCAAAAAGCGGTCACGACTCTGCCAACGTTTTCATAACTCAAATTTTTCCACTGCATCTGTTAATTCCACTGGTACACCGAATATACTTTTTTCATTTCTGTCATTTTCTTTTTAATAATCCAATGTGGATAATTCAATTCTTCTAGAATATTTCTAAAATAATTTGGATTTAGCTTTAACATATCAGGATTTCTTCCCGTATTCCTTTTATATTTAATTATTACTTCTAATAGTTCTTCATTTAACATGAATCACAATTACCTCCCCCTTGCATTTTATATTGTGATTTGAATCATAAGTCCGCCACAATTTGAACCATAATATTGCCAGAAAGCATTATTTTTAGAGAACATTCTTGTAATATTTGAAGCATAACATTGCCATAAATCTTTTTTTAACTCATAAACTTGCCCCGAAAAATAGTAGTAGTCCATCTCAGTGTTTTTTAATGGATTCAACCTATTTTTAAATGTGACATATCAGCGATATTTTATGTCTAATTCATATTGGTGTTAGCAAGTTCGTTTGCAAACTTGCTAACACTTTTTTATTTGTCCTCACTATTTGTTAGCACTGTAAGTACATCCCAAATGTACTTATCTATATCACATTGTAAGTTCGTATATTTCTCTAATGATACTCCCCTAATCTATAGTGGTTTCTTACCCTTAAATTTGTAAAAAATATTCTACACCAATAAGGGATTCAACAATTCCGTTAATAATAGTAACTCTTTACTCATATATAAATAATAGGGGCTGTAGCAATGAAAATTTTTAAGTAATAAGGGCATAAATTATTAATCTTTACATCTCTAATGTCCACAAGTATTACTTAGAGAATATTCTAAAACTGAAAATTACTCCTGAGATATGATTGAAAAATCCATACGATTTGAGTTATTTCCATTATGTTTGATATCTGATTTAATTACGTAATTTGGTGCCGTTGCTAAATAAGATTTATAATTTACTTTTTATAGGGAGTGGAATATATGGGGTCAACACAGTTAACAGGACGAGTAATCTTCAAAGGAGATCCAGGTTATTTAGAAGCAGTTAAAAATTGGAATCCTTATGTTGATGTCTTTCCTCTCGTCTTTGTTTTTGCACAAGATTCAGGCGATGTAAGTATTGCTATTAAATGGGCTCGTGAGAATAAAGTTCCCTTACGTGTCAGAAGTGGTCGACATGCTTTAGATAAGAACCTTTCAGTAGTAAATGGAGGACTTGTTATTGATGTGAGTGACATGAATAAAGTTTCTTTAGATAAGAAAAATGCGATTGCAACCGTTCAAACAGGAATTCACGTTGGCCCATTAGTAAAAGGGTTAGCTCGTGAAGGTTTTATGGCTCCTTTTGGAGATAGCCCGACGGTTGGAATCGGAGGAATCACGATGGGTGGAGGATTTGGAGTACTTTCACGATCGATTGGTCTTATAAGTGATAACCTTCTTGCATTGGAAATGGTAGATGCGAAAGGTGAAATTCTTCAAGCGGATCATTGTAACAACGAAGATTTACTCTGGGCTTCTAGAGGTGGCGGAGGTGGGAATTTTGGATATAATACTGCATACACTTTTAAAGTTCGTCGAGCCCCTAAAACAGCAACCGTCTTCAATATCATTTGGCCATGGGAACAATTTGAATCGGTGTTTAGAGCTTGGCAAGAATGGGCGCCGTTTGTAGATTCACGATTAGGATGCTTACTCGAGATTTATAGCAAAGTAAATGGATTATGTCATGCTGAAGGTATTTTCTTAGGTTCAAAAGATGAAGCAATCGAATTATTAGAACCTTTAACTAGTATTGGAACCCCAACACAAATAGTTATAGAAAATTTACCTTATCCGGATGCTATAGACTTTTTAGACCCAGATGAACCAATACCTGGTAGATCTGATCAAAGTGTTAAATTTTCATCAGCTTGGGCAGTTGATCTTTGGCCTGAAGAACCTATTTCAATTATGAGACAATTTTTAGAAGAGGCTACTGGGACAGAAGCCAATTTCTTTTTTATAAATTGGGGTGGTGCTATAAGTAAAGTACCTAGCAGTAAAACAGCTTTCTTTTGGCGAAGTCCATTGTTTTATACGGAATGGACTGCTAGTTGGACAAATAAATCAGAAGAGGCTTCAAATCTGGCATCAGTTGAAAGGGTACGCCAGCTGATACGACCATATGTAACAGGTTCTTATGTAAATGTTCCGGATCAAAATATTGAAGATTTCGGAAAATCATATTATGGATCAAACTTTGAAAAACTTCGAAAAGTAAAAGCGAAGTATGACCCTGAAAACTTATTTCGTTTCCCTCAAAGCATACCACCATCTTCATCTTGTTAAATAGTTTATTTGTTTTACAAAATTAAATCCCTAGATTTTGAAATGCACCTCAATCGTTGATACCTCTAACAATTGAGGTGCATTTTTCACATAAGAAAGTATAGTCTTTTTTTGAACAATAAATTTGCCACGAATAAAAGGAACCATAACTTTGCCAAAATGGCAAGGTTATGGCCCAAATCACATATATTTATGTATATACACCATTCGATACCTTGATACTACCACTTACCCATATCTTATATTGTGTGTAACTGGCCCTATCGTGAAATCCCTTGGTATCATTGATTTCATTTAACTTTCTCTTTTGAGTTACACAGTACAAAAATTATGAGTAACTGTATAGGGATACCACCAACATTTTTCAAAATAACCTACGCTATGCGGAAAAATAAAATAAGCTGCCCATATGGACAGCTTATTTACATAATTATCGTTATTGGTAGTTGTATCCAAATACTGTGAAAATTGCTAATCCATTAGGAAAATCTAAATCTCCGGCACCAAACTCTCCTACACGTATAGGGGTCGTAGGATTGATTATATTATAAATTTCTATTGTGTTATCTCCAGTGTTTGCGACATATAGAGTAGTATCTGTAATAGCCAATACTGCAGGAGCATTTAAATCTCCAGCGCCGAACTCCCCCACACGTATAGGGGTTGTAGGATTGATTATATTATAAATTTCTATCGTGTTATCACCAGCATTTGCGACATATAGAGTGGTACCTGTAACAGCTAATCCGGCAGGGATATTTAAATTTCCAGCGTTAAATTCCCCGACATGCACAGGAACCACAGGATTAGTAATATTATAAATTTCTACTGTGTTATCTCCAGTATTTGCGACATAAAGAGTGGAATCTGTAGTAGTCATGCCGGAAGGAGCATTTAAATCTCCAGCGCCGAACTCTCCTACACGTATAGGGGTTGTAGGATTGGTAATATTATAAATTTCCACTGTGTTATTACCACCATTTGAGATATAAAGAGTGGTACCTGTAATTGCTAATTGATCAGGAACATTTAAATCTGCTGTGCCAAATTCTCCTATGCGTATAGGAGCTATAGGGTTAGTGATATTGTAAATTTCCACACCATCTCCTAAATTCGCGATATAAAGAATAGTACCTGTAATAGCTAATCCTGCAGGACCTAAATTAGTTACTGATGTAAACTCTCCTACACGTATAGGAGCCGTAGGATTAATAATATTATAAATTTCTATAGTGTCATCATCGATGCCGCCGTCAGTACTAGATACATAAAGAAATTTAGCTTTCACAATAATAGGAGGAACAGCAGGTGGGAAAGCAGGGAAAAGCCTACGACAGCGTCCCTTTGGTTTTGAAAAATATGAGTCCAAAATAATTCACCGCCTTTTTTTGAAACATAATATAATTAATTATATTCAAATCAAGTAATTTAGCTTGTATACTTGTCCAGTAAAACTGACGATGTATATCCTATACATATCAGGTAGACATAACGTCCTATTATAGACATAAAAAAAGGATCTTCAATCCAAGATCCTTTTTAATACTTTTAATAGTTTTATTCATTTACCATGGCATCAGCTTTTGTTACATGTACAGTACCAAATGGATGGTTAGGAGGAGCATATATTGAATAAAGTTTTAGAGGGATATTACCTGTATTGGTTAGATTATGCCATGTTCCAGCCGGTATCATTATGGCATAATCATCATAGACATTTCTTTTAAAGTTTAAATTATCTTTACTTTTTCCCATTTGGACAATCCCCTGGCCTTGTTCAATACGTAAGAATTGATCAACGTTAGAATGCATTTCTAAACCGATATCTTCGCCAACATTGAGACTCATTAAAGTAACTTGTAAATGTGTTCCTGTCCATAAAGCAGTACGATAGGTATTATTTTGTTTCGTTGCTTCATTGATATTAACGACAAATGGTTTTGGTCCATAATCTGTTAATGAAATTCTTCTGTCACCGTTGGAAGAACGAAAAGAATCATATCTGTTTGCATGCTCTATCTCATTAGGAAAAGTCGAGTAAACAGACTGTCTTCCATAGTTATACATTGGTATTGGCATGTTAACATAATAAAAATATTGATATGGATATATATAAGGATTATAGTGCATTTTCCCCAATCCTTTCACGTTTTTACAAAATTATTCTATGCACTTGTTAAGGAAATGTACTTAGATTCAAGATGAATTATTAAAAACATATGAATACTCTATACAGAACTAGTCAACGTAACGTCTCATTATCGGTAACAAGAAAAAAGCGAATCCCTATTTTCAAAAGGAATTCACCTTTTTCTTTTTCTTTCTCTTTTTCTTTAACCCTATTCATATTTTTATACATCTCTATCCTGGCGCGGTTTTAGTGTTCTCCTTTGTTACTGAATGAGCCGAAAAACTGTATAAAACCTTGCATGCTCTTAGCGTGGGATTTTTCCAAAATGCTACGATACCCCTAGATTTTTAAAAAAAAAGCAATGCTCAGATTTTAAACCTAGTCATTGCTTTATCCATTGCATCTTGGTTTACGCCTATATAGCGTAGTGTGACCTTCTCTGACGAATGATTGAATATCTCCATAAGTAATGCTATGTTTTTCGTTTGCATGTACATATGATACCCGTACGTCTTTCTTAACGTATGTGTTCCTATCTCATCTAATCCAAACTCTGCCGCTACTCCACTTAATATCTTATATGCCATGCTACGACCAATTGGACGATTCTTCCCTTGTCTGCTTTGTAGTAAATACTCATTGTCTTCTCTTTCTTCAATAAACCTTTTAAGTTCTCTTTTCAGTGCTGCAGTAATTTGTATGCGTTTTTGTTTCCCTGTTTTCTTTTCCCTCATAGATATATGACTGCCTTTGACATCCCCTACTTTTAGTTTCAAAATATCTGAGATTCTAAGACCTGTATTAATACCCATAATGAAGAGAATGTAATTACGTAAGCTTTTTTCCTTAAAGAATTCTTTTAGCTGTTGTATTTGCTCTGGATCACGTATCGGTTGAACAAAATTCATTATTCATTACCTCCTGTTTCTTCTGTCTCGTAAACTTCTAATCCAAGCGCAAAAGCGAGTTTGTAAAATGCTTTAGACTTCCAACGTCGATAAGTACGCTCTGACATTCCGATTTCGTTATAAACCATGTAATCACATACATCCTCTTCTTCCAAATAACGTTTACAAATAATATCCCTTTGAATACTTCCTGCACGACCATTCCCTAATCGATTTAAAAATTGATCTATACGTAATGATATTCTTTCAAGCCACTCTTCTCGTTTGCTTTGTTGAATATTTGCTATTGCAACATCTTCTAGTGGTTTTCCAACTGCATGCGTAGGTCCGTGCTCACGTATTTCATAAGAAGGAGTGACTTTCATTTCTTTACGCATCATCCCAAATTGTCTATGTATACGTACGCTTTCCAACACACCTTCTAATTCCTCTTGTGTCGCTGTTCTATCGATTTTTGGTAAGAATGATAATTGTTTAGTCATATAAGACCACTCCTTTTTATTTTTAAATTACTTTTGCCTTAAAGCTCCGCGTCTACGTTCATAACGCGGGCCACACATTCCCATTAAATCTTTAATATCACAAGTGCTTAATTTTCTTTTCGTTTTTTCTTATTTTTCTTCTTTACGTAGCTGATCCTTTAGCGCCTTCATTTCCCCATCTCCCTTTTCAAAATAAAAAGGACACCCATTCCTAAAACAGCTTTAATTGCTGCTTTAATGAATTGGTGTCCTCTAGTTTTCTAGCCGGACTATATTCTGTTCGCTTTCAATTTAAAAGAATTATTGTTTTAATTGTTCTATTAAATTACTCTATTCATCTTCCCCTTCCAATTCCTCACTCTCTTCACGTATTTGTCCAATTAATGAAATTACAGAACCAACCGCTTGAACCCAACTTCCTATAATATCTATTAGCTTTCCTTCTTCATTTTCATTAGTTTCGTTGTTTACCTGAGTGTTTGTATCTTTCTCCACATCATTTACATTACCTTCTTTATTAGACTGGTCCTCATTTCTGATACTTTTTAATTCTTCAATACCTCCTATTGCCTGTAATGAATTCCCAATTGATTGTAATAAGTTTCCTATAATATTTAAGTATTCATCTTTATCGGATGTATCCTCAAATTCATCTGCTAATGCTGTAAGTCCACCCAAAGCCTGTGTCCAATTCCCGGCAATCACTAATTTAATTTGTGTTTCTTCTTTAAAATCGATAATCAATCCAGATATTACAGTGACATTACCAATTGATTGGATTTCATTACCGATTTTTTCAAGAGACACTTCTCCTTGACCATCAGCCTCTAAAGCATTTCCAACAGCCTGTAATACGTTTCCATAAACATTTAAATCCTTTCTTACATTACTGCTTATAAAATTAAAAGGCGTACTTCCAATAGCGGAAGTAATTGTTCCTATTGCTGCAACCCATGCACCAAATATCTCTTTAAATTGATTCTCCATTTAAAACATATCCCAGCATTAAGTAATTAATATAATCCTATTCAATTCCCCATCTCACTGTTAATAATTTTAAATATCTCTTGGCCATCTCCTTTTTATAATAATGTCTTATAAAAGTATTTATTTAGGAATTACGCAAATTTGTTAAACGTACTTCTACGTTTATACTTATTACTGAATTAACTTTATAAACCAACTACATCTTTAAATTTATTAAAATACTTAAGAATCCTTATCCGCTCCACACAATGTAAAATGTTCAAAAAGCTCATATTGATCAGCGAAACATTCTAAACATTTTGGACAGATATACATTTGTATCACCACTTTCTTTTAAAATAAACCTTTCATTAAGTTCTATTCCCATGTAACTCTTCCAATTCTGTTTATACTCTAACTGTAACTTTAAGTTACATACCACTTATATTAAAAGGATTATTTTGCTTGATTTTGTTCTTTCCACTTTTCAATACGTCTTTCCGCATAACTTATACCCATCCAATGAGTTAATTCTTCTAAATAAAACGGTTCGCTACATCTCGGACAATACGGCAACATCTTACGTCCTCTATAGCTCTTCTCAAGGCTCTTGATAATTCTTAGATGTGGTTTATATGCTGCAAGCTGTTTTTTCTGTTCTAAAAGTAACTCTGCTTGTCTATTGAATTCTTCTCTTTGCTTTGCTAAATCTACAATTGCATCATACGGATCAACAACTGAACCGCAACTATGGCATGTTACTCGTTTATTTGTTGTATCAAGTACAAACTTTCTATTTTCACATTTGCATATTTTTCCGATGCCACGATTGATACGAATCTGATCAAGACCAATTATTTTATCTGGTAATTCTTCCATTTTCCTCATTCCTCCTGAATAAAACTCAATATTCCGTTAATAATGTAAATACAGTTTCTGATTTTCCTTCATACCCGAGGGCTTGGTGGCTAGCTTTTGTTAGCTGCTCTTTTTATGTTTTACACGAATAAAATTCTAAATATTTTCCGATACTATGGAAGAATTTAAAAGGTGGTTTTAAATTCTTCCCACTCTTGCTCTCTTGGTCGAGAGGCGAGCAGTTAGCTTTTGCTAGCTGCTCTTTTATTTTTTATCGCTTTTTCAGTTCAAAGTTCATATATTATTTTGAAGCAAAAAATCAACGCTTCTCATATGAAAAAAGGTATTCTTTTTACATTCATTCATTTAATTAACTTAATTAGCTCCTCTCTGAAGAGCACTGTTCAAAGGTGCTCTTTTTATTCATCCGAATAATCTTCACAATTCTGTACATACTACCTGTAAGCAGCTTTTTTAACAGTGATTGCAGCTTGGAACCTTTCGGCAGTTAGCTTTTGCTAGCTGCTCTTTTGTTTCGTTCCTCCTGTTTCTTAAAGAAATCTTTACTTCTTCTTGAATAAAATCAATAATTCGGCATATAATATCTATGCATCTAGATTATTACCTTTGTGTCGAGCAGTTAGACTGGGCTAACTGCTCTTTTATTTGTGACAAAATGAAATTTTTGTTTAGTTTTCTTTCCTGCATAATATTTCGATATCCGTTTATACTATAGTTGTATCCTATGCTACTTCTAAAAGCGTACAATGGAGCAGTTAGCTACTTCAGCTAGCTGCTTTGTTGTGCCAAATAATTTTTTATTTCTCAACAACCATTATTAGAATTAAAATCCCAATAATGGTAATATGAAAGTAACTTTCAGTCATAATTATTAACATGTCAATTGTTGTTCCCTTTTAAAAGGTCCTGTGTCAACCAGGGCCTTTTAAACTTGTTCCCTACTAAAATAGCTTTTTTTGTTCAAATACTTCACGCCCATGAAAAAATTACATTTGGTATCACGTACTCTTTTACACTAAGAGCTTTGATCTGAAGAGCACTTATATATAGTGCTCTTTTTGGTATGGAATGTGAAATAAAGGCTTGCTCTTAAAACCTTTTATGTAATTATTGTAGTTTTTTTCCTTACACCCGTGTGTCTGTTTACTCATAAGTTGTTAAAGTATAAATATAAATTGTTAGTTAATTTATAAGGGAGGTGTAAAAATGAGTAAATTTAAAAAGAATTGTCACATACCCTTTCCATGTTCCTTTCCTTTACCTCAAATAGGGCCTACTGGAATAACTGGAGCGACAGGACCTACCGGGATAACCGGAGCAACCGGACCTTCTGGTGGACCTCCGGGACCTACTGGAATTCAAGGTAACCTGGGACCTACTGGTCCTCAAGGTATTTCTGGACCTCAAGGGATTCCTGGGATTTCTGGATCTATTGGTCCAACTGGACCTACTGGAATTCAAGGTATCCAAGGCATCCAAGGCATTCCTGGCATTCCAGGTCCTATTGGACCGACTGGAATAACGGGGGTCACTGGAATTCAAGGGATTCAAGGCGTTCAAGGGATTCCTGGCATTCCAGGTATTCAAGGGATTCCTGGCCCGACCGGACCTCAAGGGATTCCTGGCATCCCTGGGTCTGTAGGTCCAACTGGACCTTCTGGAGCTGTTGGACCTACCGGCCCTTCCGGGGGACCACCAGGACCAACGGGCCCGACTGGACCTTTCGGGGGACCACCAGGACCAACCGGAGTGACTGGACCCACTGGACCAACTGGGTCACCAGGACCAACCGGACTTCAAGGTATCCAAGGCATCCAAGGGATTCCTGGCCCCACTGGACCTCAAGGAAGTCAAGGGATTCAGGGGATTCAAGGTAATCCGGGGCCTATTGGTCCTATTGGACCCACTGGAATAACTGGGGCGACTGGAATTCAGGGTATCCAAGGTATTCAAGGTAATCCAGGACTTATTGGACCTATCGGCCCGACTGGCCCAACTGGGCTTCAAGGTATCCAAGGCATCCAAGGCATTCCTGGGCCTACTGGATTACCAGGAACCGCTGGAGCTACCGGACCTACCGGACTTACAGTATCTGGGTTATCTCATTATGCTTATGTTTTCAATACAGCAGCTCAAGTTGTTGCCTTAGAAGCACCTATTCTTTTTAATTCACATGGTAGAATGACATCTGGTTTTACTCATACGCTGGGAACTTCTCAATTAATGGTTCTTAATGCAGGAGATTATAAAATTTCTTTTTCTGTATCAGGAGTTGAGCCTAATCAATTCACACTTTTTTTAAATGGCGCTCCGGTTACCAGCGCAGTTTATGGATCAGGTGCAGGGACTCAACCAAACAATGGGCAAACAATTATCGCTTTAGCTGCAGGTGATATTATTACCCTTAATAATCATACTTCTGCTGCTGCAGTTACTTTGCAGACTTTGGCAGGTGGAACACAAACGAATATAAATGCTTCGATTGTAATTGAAAAATTAAATTAATTTAATCATTTATTTCTTGAAACTCTAGCAGTTAATAACCTAGAGTGGATTCTTTTTTTAACAAGCAGTTAGCTTTTGCTAGCTGCTCTTTTAATTAAAATAACTATTTTGTTTCAAAATTGCACCACCATTAAAAACATACATACAATATGATGTGAACCTTTTTTTCAATATACATCTTGGTCATTAAGCGCTTTTAAAAGCGCTCTTTTTATTTAAATAAGGATTTTGTTTAATTTCCATTAACCTTTTTGATCCTTTTGAATACATTATTATTGCAAGGAATTCCATAGAGTACTCTCGTCCAGTCACCTCGAATTTCTTGCATACCTTGTGTAAATAACCCGTTATAACTAGCGGGTTATTTTATTTTTGATTACAAGATAACTATTTTGTTATAAATCAATCGTAATTAATTCCGTCTTCCAGCAACCAATTCAATACATAACTTGCCTCATAATTAAATTGATTTCCTATGAGCCGTTACCTACCAATAAAAACAAGCATCTAATAAAATAAGAAATTTTTATATTTTGATAAACACTATTAAATGAATGAAAGGATGTTGTATATGTGTTGTTGTCCAGATCCTCAGTTCGTCTCTGTTTCTACATGTAATACTTTTACTACAACAGGGGGGATGTAGTTGGTGGAGCTACAGTATTTAACAATACTGGCGGTCCAGTCCTTTCTGGTTATGTTACTCTAACTAATAATCCTGCAAGTGGTATTATCACTGCTTTTTTAGCAAATAATGGTACAAACATTATTGGCCCAATAACTCCAGGAAATAGCCAAACTGTTTATGTGTCTAACATAGGAACTTTGGTTGCCTTTTCTGGTACCGCTAGCCAACCTGTAAGTGGTAGAGTCTGTGTCGATGCTGCACGTCAAGTAGCTTAGCCTGTATAGAAAAAGATATTAATTCATTTTGGATTTAATATCTTTTTCTTAATTTATTTACAACACTTATACTATAGAAATGAGGCATTAAATATGAAAAAGGACTTTTGGAGTTTTAAATATCCAATTCCAATACCATGTGCTTTTCCAATCCCAATCTGTAATTCATTACCAACACCAAAAGAAGAACAAAAACTTGTGTGTAATGACATTTGTGGTAATTTTCTACTTAGTGACAACATTACCTTGCTAGAAGTTTGGGAAAAAAAAATTAGTCAACCCGTTACTGCTACAGTCACGATTTTTAACAGTTTACAAAGCTCACTTATTGAAGCTGATGTGCAACAAAACACAGGTAACTCAATTCTTTTCACAGTTCCTCCTGGAAATTCGATTTCCAAAACGATTGAAGATATCAAGGCCGTTACCATTGGCCTCACCGAATCTGGTAGTGCAAATGGAAAGTTTTGTTTAGATATAGTTTTCACTATAAAGTCCCTATAACTATTCTGAAGGGGCTTATACATATTTCCACAAACCTCCCTTGTTCCTTAACAAAATTCAAATTCGATTATAATAACTGTGTTTTTCGTTCTTCCATACGAATTACTTTTCCACTTTGATATACAAATGATTGTTCACCAAATCCACCTTGGGGTGGTTCTATTAGTTGGACCTGACCATTTTTAACAACATATATTCCGTTTATTTTCAAATCTATTTCAGCTTTCATTTCTACAAGATTTTCTTTAATAATTCCCATTAAGACCACTCCCGTATGTTATGATTATTTTGTCGAAGCAAGTCGGGAGCAATCTCGACTTTTTTATTTTGTTATAGATATTCCACAACATTATCGGGAATAAATGATTGTTCTAATGATAAATAAAGTCGTATTGAAATCGGTTCTTTATTATCTCTCGCAGACTTGCAAATCTCCTCCGCTTCTTCCCAATCGAACTGCTTATCTTCCACTCGCTTAAATCTCCAAATTCCAATTGTATATTCCTCAAATAATTCATACTGATCATCTGGCGCTGTTGTTGGTTTTAATTCATCAGTAGCTCTTACTTGCTTTGGTACTTGAACAACTACATCCGTAAAACGAACTTTAGAATTTAATCGATGAATATGTGCTTTCTCAGTATCGAATGCTACTACAGGCTCAACATCGAATATTGTTAACTGCTTTGGCATTACAATCCTCCTAAGCCTCTTTTTTATATTTAGATAACACTTGTTCTAAACGTTTCCGTTCAGCTTCTAATTCGATTTCACTATGCTCTACTGATTGAGGATGTGTTTCCGTATCTTGAGTATGTAACCAATCAGGAACAATTTCTTTTCGAGCATTACTTGTCCCCCCACGAGACTGGTATTTCTTACGGAATTGAGTTTGTGCAGCTTCAACATCAGTAATACTCTTATACCCCTTTGCATGCCAATCTCTTAAAATACCTTGTACATAAGACATATTAGGTGCATTCTTTTCTAGAGCTATTTTCATTGCTTTAATAACAAGCTGTGCATTCAAATCTTCAATCCATGCATTAATACCCTCAGCTACAAATGGTTTAAGAACTCCAAAATTTTGCTCATAAAATGTTATTGGATTTTCTTCTGCAACTTTTTTATCTCTTGAGCAGCTTGCTGCTTCTTCTTTTGTTTTTGTTTCTTCTTTTTCTTTTTCTTTTGTTTCTGTTTTTGTTTCTTCTTTTTCCTTCATAGGGTCTTCGAAGCCCCTTATAAGCCACTCAAAACGAGCTTGGAAGTATTCCTTAATACGAAGAATTTTAAAATCTTGCTGCTGTTCTAAATCTAAACATGTCTCATAAAAATCAATTAAAAAATCTTCACACTTAATATTCTGGATTTCTTTTAACACACACTTTTCAATATTCATATTTGTAATAGCATTGAATTTAAGCCAATTAATCAACATAATTTCTTTCGTCTTTTTGTTGTAATGAATTTTCCCGTAATCAGCAAACCGCTCCAACAGCTTCTCAACCGTTTCACGGTTATACCCTGTATCCATTTCTATCACTCGTAATGGAAGCTCATAGATACCACTCTGAGAAGTTTTGCTATTAGTCATTAAGTATAAGTAGAAGTATTTCTCCTCCGGTGTAAGATCTAAAACGAAAGCATCTTGCCAATATGAAACTTGAACAGGTCTATAAACTGCCATATTATTCATCCTCCATTGTTTTACTTGATTTGCTTTGATATACTTAATCCAATTCAATTTTTAGAAAGACTCTCTGTTAGAGTCTAAAATCTATCACTCTGCCAAGTGATAGATTTTTTATTTTCTTCGACTAACTACTGATGCATTAATCCCCTGCCCTTGAAGGCTTTTAACAACTACACGATAACTCTTTGATACATCGTGATCCTCTTTTTCATTACGAAGGCTCTTGAATTCTTTTGCGCATCTATTTAATTCCTTCTCCCAATGATTTGCTTCATCTAATGAACCAGCATTGAACATGTTATGAATACATGTCACCATGCAATTATGTAATTCATTTGCAAAAGCAAAATCACCTGGTAGAACTAAGTCGAACAGACGATTACATTCTACTTTCATAATTTGCTCCCCATTTTTAATAATTTGATACTGTACGCATCGTTATGACCAGAATGTAATGTATATTAAGCGGTTAGAGTTAACAAATCTTTCTGGTCATAACGACAAGCACAACAGCTTGTCGCACTAAATTGTTATATGCTATAATTTATCTACTGTCATGATTGGCTATCGCAGGCTACGCGGTGGCCTTTCCTTTTTTCTTTTTGTTTTTCAAAACAAATGCTGCTTCTATAATTCGAATTCTTATCTCCATTAATTTCTTCTCTTGTTTTAAATCCCTAGCTTTCATATAGTCCCCACAAACTGCTGCAATTCGAATATCACCATATAAATTTGCTTCCTTACGAATTAGCGTTTTATATTGATTTAAAGTTGGACTTGCATAATCAATTGTCATAACTTAAACCTCCCCAATAAAATAATTAAATTAACCTTTTATATACTTCCTAGCTCGTAATGATACTTTCCAGTACTTAAAAATTTCTTTCATTGAAAAACCATATTGATCACATAGGACCGCTACGAGGCTCATCATTGAACCTGTAGCATCCAAGATTTCATGCATTACCTTTTTCAAATCCTCTTTCTCTCTTTCGGACCAAGTTTGTGAAGGCTTAGACCAACATACTGTATCAAGTTGTTCCAAAGCTTTGTTTGTCTCTTGATAAACCATGTATCTCATACTTGTAGGATGATGATCTATGTGCTCTCCATTGAAGAACGGGATACTTACATCCCCTGCTGCTTCACTCCACATTTTAAAAAACAACTGCGGATCATTAATTCCTTCAGTAATACATTTCCGTAAATCTTCTGGTAAGCGTCGTTGTTCAGTTTCATATTTTGCTAGTGACTCACGACTCACTGGGATTTCTAAGGAGAGTTGTTCTTGGGTGATTCCCTTTCGTTTGCGTGCCATAGCAACTTCTTTTCCTATGGACATCGTTTACTTCCCCCATTCGTACCTAAAGCAATATTTATTTGTGACAACTTACTATGGTAATTTACTATTAGACGGATTCTTTAAATGGATTGTAATACTCAGTATTGTTTTCTACCCATTCAGTGTGATTCTCAATCCACTTAAAAAGAAGGTGTGTAGGAATAAGAACTCCCGCTTCACGACATACTGGAAAATCAGAACGGTTTAATAGCTCAGATGCTTTAGTGCGTTTAATATGTAATAATGCCATTAATTCTGTAATAGTTAAAAATGGTGGTAATTCTTTCATTGGCTGAAGATGTTCCGTTGCTTTTTTTACTTCTTCACGGATGATTTGACGGAATGATTCGATGTCAAAATTAATCATATTTCTCCCCCCTAGTAGTCTTTTTCAAAACCGCACATTTTGTGTTGTTAAAAATCAAAAAAAATAGATTGAACTGTAACACCATAAAAATTAGCTAATTTTATTTTTATACTATCTCTTGGAATTCTCTGTGCATTCTCATACATTTGCAATGTACTCACACTGATTCCTATAGCCTCTGCAATTTCCTCTCTAGATTTTCCATTTCTTAAATTAACAAGAGTTGCCGCTACTTTTCTCTTATTCATATCTGAACCTCCTAACCACACATTTTGTGTTGTTATTTTTAAATATAAACCACACACTTCGTGTTGTCAACACTTTTCGTGCGGTTGAAACTTATAAACTTAATTAAATAACACACAATGTGTTATTATAAGGACAGGTGATAAAATGAAAACATTTGGAAATATACTTCGCGAATTAAGAAAAGAAAAGAAAATAACTCAAAAAGATTTAGCACATATGCTTAAACTTAGTGAAAGCACCATCGGTATGTACGAGAGAAATGAGCGCCAACCCGATTATGACACATTAAATCGTATTGCTAATTATTTTAAAGTAACAACCGACTTCCTGCTTGGAAGAACAACTAGTTATCCAGAACCTATGCCAGCTGATATTGATGAAGATCCAGAACTGAGTCTCTGGTTTAAAAATATTAAAGATGCTTCACCTGAAAAACGCGAGGAGTTAAAACGCTTTTGGGCGTTTATAATGCAGAACGAAAAAAATAGAAAAAATGGAGATAAATAAAATAGAGGGTTTATTTACAACAAAACACGCTTTATGCGTGTATTTGTTTTACAATATATTCATTTTATCAATATATTATCTTTATTAAATAGAGAAGGGTGGTTAATATTATCATTATACTTTAAGTAGTAAAGTGCAGCATTTCAGAAAAGGAGGTTCTTGAATGAACTGGAGAAAAATTTTTGGTTATCGCTCTAAAACAGGATGGAAAATGTTTATCGCTTCTATTTTTTATATCTTAATTTTATTTTTGATACTTCAAGCAATCATTCCAAATTCTATCCATCCCATAATTGTTAACATAAGTCTTTTGGGTTTTTTGTTAAGCTTACTAGCTTTAATTATTGGATTAATAAAACCACAATTGGTGTTACCAAAAATACAAATTAAAACAAGAAAAAAAGTGTTATTTTCATATTTATATCTGGCTTTAGCATTCTTTTTAATGGGTAGTGCGTTTCTTGATGTAAAACCAGCTTCCAAACAAACTACACAAAAGGTAGATACAAAAGTTTCCACTTCAGCTGATACCAAAGAAGACACAAAGAATAAAGAGGAAATTGATCGCAAAGCTCAGGAAGACGCTGATCGCAAAGCTCAGGAAGACGCTGATCGCAAAGCTCAGGAGGACGCTCAACGTAAAGCTCAGGAAGACACTCAACGTAAAGCTCAGGAGGACGCTCAACGTAAAGCTCAGGAAGACGCTCAACGTAAAGCTCAGGAAGACGCTCAACGTAAAGCTCAGGAAGACGCTCAACGTAAAGCTCAGGAAGATGCTTCTCAAAAGAAAAGTGCTATCGTTTCCTCATCTAGTGGTAATCATGGAGGTTCTAATGGCCAGCCTTTCCAGAATAACCCTAGTGATGACAAGGAAGCCAACACTACTTGTAAAGGACAATTTAAAGGAAATGCCAATTCTAAAAAATATCATGTTCCTGGTGGTCAATATTACGATTCTACAAAAGATAATATCGTATGGTTCTGTTCAGAGGCTGATGCTCAGGCCGCTGGCTATGTGAAATCTAAGAGATAAAAACTCACCATATAAAGGGAAGTTCTCTAAAAGAGCTTCCCCTTATATGGTGTATATATGTAAAAAAATAGATGTATTCGATCTATAATATCCATCTCTTTCACATCGCTACTTTTTTCCATAATCTCCACCGATAAGTAACTCTACTTTTAGAAGTTTTTAAATAAATCTTCTTCTTTTAGCTTTATTTCTTCTTCAATTAACTCTTTATATTTTAATGCTTCAAAATAATCAAAAGTAAATGCGCTATTATCCCGTCTCCTGTCATTATTACCTCTTCTAGCAAAATTCTCATAGTAAGTATACAAATGAATTTCAGATTCTTCTCTACTCATATTATTTAATTGTAGATTTTCAAAATCGGCAACAAAACTATTTTGTCCTGTAGCCATTTCAGGCTCAATAGCTTCTGGTACACCTGAATCTATTGATGATTTATATGTAGTTAAATGAACAATAATATCCGCATACTCATGCTCAACTTCTTCTATTTGCTCTCCTACAGTAATAAGACAACCTATTTCTTCTTCAATCTCACGTACTAAGCTTCTTGAGGCTTTTCTCCTTCCTCCATTCTTGGAAGTCCATTCCCCCCCATGGTTCGAAGGGTTTCTCTCGGTATCTTAAAATATTCCATTAGCTCTTTAGCCTTTACGATTTTTTTCGATTCCAATTGCTACCACCATACTTTATCATTTCATTACCATATATTAACATTTAATTCCTAGTAAGATATAAATTAGTAATCTCATACATTTTAATATATAAAAATAAAGCTTCAAACTTTTTCTCTTTTATTATAAAATAAGAACAAGTGTTCTTGTTTTATAATTTGAATGGAGTGAAAATCATGTTTCAATCGCAACGCTACTATACAACACAACTTGAAGACTATATCCAGCACTTGTACCAATCCATATCTATTATTGTTCCTGAACAAATAGATATGATAGAGATTGCGAAAAAGCTAAACATTTGGCTGTACTTTGCTCCGTTTGGAAGTCATGCAATGGAAAGGAATCAAATAGCTAACTTAGTTATTGATAATCGTATCTCTCAGCAAGAACAATGGGAGGATTTTGGCCATGAGACCTGTCACATCCTATTTCATTCTGGTAATCAATTATTAATGCATCAAATGTTTTTAGATTATCAAGAAGCAAAGGCTAAAAACTTCGCACAACAATTTTGTGTACCTACTTTTATGTTACGAAAGCTTCCTCCCCTACAGTTAAAGGCATATATAATCTCAGAAAAATTCAATGTAACAACAAAATTTGCTGAAAAAAGGCTTTTACATTATAAAAATCAATTATTAGCAAGTAAATTACAGAATCAAATATCACAATACTGTAATTTTAAAAAATAACGATACAGGAGGTATTGAATATGAAAGGAAGTTTCCGTAAACGTGGAAATGCGTGGTCTTTTACGATAGATATCGGTATAGATCCAACCACAGGAAAACGACAGCAAAAAAGTAAAAGTGGATTTAGAACAAAAAAAGAAGCCCAAAATGCTGCTGCAACGATGATTACAGAGATAGAGAAAGGAATATATTTTGATGACAAACAATTAACTGTTTTAGATGTATGGGAAAAGTTAAAGCCTCTTCGTAAAGCTGAATTAAAAATTACATCTTATGAAAAAGACATGAGCTTAGTTAGGCTCTATATCCTTCCACCATTTAGTTATAAAAAAATTAAAAGTATTAAGCCTGTAATGATTCAAAGCTACTATGCTGAACTTAAGGAAAAAGGACTATCAAATGGTACAATCAGCAATATCCACCGTTGCCTAAGATGTATTTTCAAACACGCTGTAGAATGGGAAATCATACATGATAATATAATGAATAAGGTTAAAAAACCACGTGAAGAGCAAGGTGAGATGAAGACATGGTCCAGCGAAGAATGTAATCGATTCCTCCAGTATCTAAAAGAAAAAAATATTAAGTACCATATGTTCTTCTTACTTGCAATCTATACAGGTATGAGACGCGGAGAATTACTTGCACTAACATGGAAAGATATTGACTTTGATAATAAACGTATCCTGGTTAATAAATCACTTGTAAAAACAGAAAAAGGATTATTTAAAGCTGCTACAAAAACTAAGTCTTCAAATAGAAGCATTAGTATCTCTTCTTTTGTTATAGAAAAGTTACAATCCTACTACTCCTATAAAAAGAAAGAATTTTTCCGCTGGGGTATACACTTAAATGAAGAAGCTTTTATTTTCACCGGCAATACGATACATTCGCCCTTACATATAGATGCTCCTCATCGCTTTTTGAATGATCACTATAAAAAAGCTGGTGTTCCTCGAATTCGTATACACGACTTACGACATACTCACGCTACACTTATGCTTCAGGCTGGAGAACACCCTAAAATCGTACAAGATCGCTTAGGGCATTCCTCTATTCAAATGACTTTAGACAAATATAGTCATATCACACAGAACATGCAGCAACATGCAGCAGAAAACTTCGAGAGCATAATAAAATCTAATGAAAACACCTGATAAAAAATGAAAAGATTTAATGTGAGCAAAATGTGAGCATCAAGGGAAACCAACACTTATAAACCTTGATATAATAAGGTTCTTCATACTATATCGTTGAATCTTGGGAGAAGAATGAGCAATTTTAGAATTGTTCATTTTATATTATATAAAACTACAAAAGTGTCACAAGTGCCTGTCATACAAGCATTTGCGACACTTTTTATTAACTACACTAATGCTTATTACTAAAAATTCAACTTTAAAATATAAATAAAAAAAGAAAAGGACGATTTCTATCGCACTTTTCAAATCACATCCTATAAAGGCACTCTA